GTGCGACGCCAGACCCCGACGTGAGGAAGAACTCGCCATCGGCGAACTCGCCCTCGATGTTGCCGGTCACGCGGCAGCGGGGGAGGATGCAGTGCACGTCGCCGCCTGAGTCCGAGATGACCTGGCCTTCCACCTTGAAGAACGGACGGGCGTCCGTGGTCTTCTTGGTGAAGGTCTTCTTCTGGTTGGGGGTGGTGCCGGTCTCCGCGATGGTGCCGCCCGCGAGGACCTTCAGGACCTCCAGGGAGAGGCCACCGGCCTCGAGGTCCCACTCCACGGACGGACCCTGACCGCGCGTGGTCACGACCTTGTCGTCACCACGCAACTCGGTGAACTCCTCCGCCTCGGAGAACGAGAACGTCCTCGAGTTGGGGAGGTCCACCGACGTGCCGAGGGTGGTCGCTGCGGCGTCGGTGTACGGCGTCAACTTGACGTCCCGGAGACCGTAGGGCAGCGGAACTGTGGTCAGAGGCATGCTTCACTTCCTTCTGATCGGGTCTTTGAACCGGAGGGTCTCCACCAGTTCACCTGTCTGTGCGTTGAAGCGATGGATCACCACAACGCCTCGCTCCGCTCCGCAGAAGCGAGAAGAGCACTTGATCTCGATGGACGAGTCCGTGACCTCCCCGTGCTTCTTGTTCGGGCATCGCAAGTCCATCTGGGGTCACGCCGTCTTGAACTCGGCAGGGTCCAGGAGGGCGAGCGCTTCCTCGCTGAGATCCGACTCGAGGACCTTGAACCCGTTCGCGTGGTTCCACACGACGTCCGCCTGGCTGGCCACTCCGGCCTGCTTCCAGTCGGCCCGGCTGATCTTCCGGAGGTCGGCGGTCCCGACGTACCGGACGAACCGGGGCTGCTTCTTGGCTTCGCTGGCGGTCACATGATGCTCCTCTCGACCGAGACAGTTAGTCTCCGGGGGAAGCGTACCGTGAAACCGCCTGGAAGTCGGCATACCGGGTGACCGTGCCGTATCCATCGTCGAAGAGATCCGGGCCCTCGCCCAGCCACCGGGCGGTCGTCAGAACCCAGTCGTCGTCCCCCGCCAGGTGCACCTGCGCCGGGATCAGGGTGCGGAGACGGGCCAGCACGGTCTTGATCCGACCGTAGTCCCGGCTCCGGTCGTGGGCCCAGACGCTGAAGCGATCCGTGCCGTGCACGCCGAAGGCTGCGTCCGTCGTGTCCCACCGGACGACCAGGAACATGTCCTCGCCGGGCGTGTCGACGGAGTTGGTCGCGTAGACGGCCTGCACCCCGGCAGCGGCCAACTCGGCGTCGCCTTCCAGGAGCGCCTGGACCGCTGCCCTAGCAGCCATGGTGGGACCTCCCGTATCGTGCCTCTCCCGGCGCGGAGAGGGCTGAGGGTGCGCTCGTGAAGGGTCGGCCGGCAGAAGGCGTCTCAGGAGCCTCCAGGACCCTGCACGGGCCCATCATAGCACCTTGCTCCACAGTAGGGAGACCGTCGTCATCAGTTCCTTCGACTCGTGGTCTACGGTCGGGACGATCACCCGGTACCTGCCGGACCAGCGGGTCTCCAGCCAGATGCCGTAGGGGACCGAGTGCCCGACCACGATCCGGTACCGGGGACGGTCGCGCTCGGCCTGCGCGAAGAGCCCGTTCCGAGCGTTGGAAGTCCGGTCGGTCCAGGGAGCGTTCTGCCGGGCGAACGCCACAGCCCTGGTGGCGTGATACCGGATGGACGCAGTCAGGAACCTGTCGATGCGGGCGTCCAGGGTCTGCAGGGTGTTGACGAGTTGCTTGTCTTCCCAGCGGATCCCGCTAGCCACGGGCCGACACCAGAGCGCGCTTCTCGTACCCGTTGTCGAAGTAGAGGTCGATGACCTCCCAGTCCTTGCCCTGGTGCGTGAAGACGTCCCACCGGGCGATGGCTGCGTCCCACTCCGCGACGATCTCGAAGGACACGACCCGCTCGACGCCGTCCAGGGTCGTCCGGGGGAGCGGCTGCCCGTCGAGCCCGGTCTGCTCCACCAAGGTCATCGTCTGGGGGGCCCGAGGAGTGCCCTCCAGGAGCGTCCACCCGCCTGCGGGTTGCTTCACCTTGGACCGTGGGGTCAGCGTGATCACGGTCGGGAGAGCAGCGATGAAGGCCGACGTCAGCCTGCGCTGGACCTCGAGCGCGGTCGTCCCGGTCCCGGTGCCAGACCCGGGTGGGCTCGGGATGATGATGCTCACGACGTCACACTCCCGTCCACGATCCGCCGACTCGGGCTACGGTGTCCACGTCCCCCATCGTACCGGACGCCTTGCGCTTGATCTTCGTGGTCTTGTTCCAGGATCCTCCGGCACGGATGCTGGGGTTCCCTGCACCCCCGGGCGCGGCGGTCGTGCCAAACACCCAGTCTCGCCGGACGAGGAGACCCGCTGTCTCCCCCGGGCCCGGGGCCAGGAAGAGACCAGTCGGCCCGAGGTTGCCCCCACTGAGAGGGAGGACCTTCCCGCTCACGGCTCGCCTACCCGCTGCTGACGTTGATCAGCATCTCCGGAGCCCCGGAGTTGGTAGAGTCTGCCGCGATGATCGGCCAGAGAGCGCTGGTGTCGTAGATCTTCTTGAGGCCGGTCTTGTCGAACCCGTGGACGTCTCCACCACCAGCCACGGGGACGCGCATCCCGGCGTAGATCTGACGTGCGAGGATGATGTTGAACGACCCGGTCGCGGCTGCGGTGCCGCCCACGATGACGGACGTGATCTGGCTGACGCCCTTGTCCCCTGCCTGCAGCGGGAGTTGGACGAGACGGCCCGTGATGAAGCCCGAGAGCGAGCCGGACGAGACCGTGGTCCGGCCGGTGGTCCCGTCGCTGTTGGTGTAACCAACCTGGACGGTGACAGCGCTGGCCGCGATGGCGGTGTTGACCTCGAGCCAGATCTCGTTGCCGTCGCCGATCCCGTCGGGCATGCGACCCGTCGCGTCCGGGATGGACGTGAGGGTGTAGGTCGTCGGGGCAGCCGGGGTCGTCGGGAAGGACCCCGCGTGGAACAGCCGGTCGTACAACTTGAAGCGACACGCCACGCTGTTGCTGAAGGCGATGGAGTGCAGGACTCCCTCTCCCCCTCCGAACGAACCGATCGCCGGGAAGCCCGCTGTCGCGTCGGTGGGGACGACGCCGTTGGTCGTGTTGCCGATCGTGAGGCTGCCCGCGCCCGGGTTGCCGTTGCGGTCGAGGAGGGTGTGCCACTGCGCCGCAACGGTCGTCGCGGTGTTCGTCTTCACGAACGGCAGCCCGTCCTTGAGCGCCGCGACGAGGGCGTCGACGGTCGTGATCGGCATGGGGTCTCCTAGGGTGTGTTGTCGATCCAGACGTCCCCATCGGCGGCAGCGCCAGCCGGGTCCGTACCCTTGACCCAGACCTTCGCGCCGTTGATGATGACGTACTCGAGCGTGGTGGAGATCGGCACCCCGGCTGTGGCCTGGATGCCGGACGGTCCGACGACCTTGGGCATGGCGCGCCTCCCTACCCGTGCACGACCACCCGGTACTGTCCCGAGGTCGGGGCGACCGCGAACTTGACCGTGATGGTGTTGGCGGACGTGTGCTCGATGTCGGCCAGGACCTCTTCGAAGGTGCCCGACGCCAGGTAGACAGCGACGGTCACGTCCTGGGTGTTCAGGGAGTGCGTCACGACGATGTTGGTGGTCGAGCCGTCGCCGATCGCGGCTGCGTACTTCCGGACGACCACCGCCGTGTCGACGTCGACGTCTGTGCGGGTCGAGCCCGCGTTGTCGGTGGCGACCAGACCAGTGCCGAAGTTCAGAGTCGGCCGCTGTGTCAGGCCGGTCCCGCTCTCCTGGACCGTCTGGTAGTTCGCCGAACCGGCCGAGATCTGGGAGAAGGCGAGCGCTGTCGTCCCGACGACGATGGCTCCGTTGGTGGTGAGGATGAACGCCTTGTCGGCGTTGGCCGTACCCTCGCTGACCGACACCACCATGCCGGACTCGACCTCAGCGTTGGCGTCGGCGTCCGTCGCCCGGGACCAGGCGCCAGCGGCCACGACGTAGATGCCGTTGGCCGATGCGGTGGACTGGTCCTTGAGGAGGACACGGTCGCCAGCGACGAGGCTCACGCCGTCGATCGTCTGCGGCCCGGAGAGGGACGCCACGTTCGCCGTGGAGGCTGCGCGGACCGGCTGCTTCCAGTCCAGACCGCCGAACAGGCTGTCGACGTATCCCTTGGTCGCTGCGTCCTGAGCGGACGTCGGATCCAGGACGTTGACGATCTTCTTGCTGACCAGATCGAGGCTTGCGCCGAGGACCTTCATGCTGTTCCCTTCACGAGAGGTAGGCGGACCCCAGGTACGGGGCGTCCAGTCCGACGATGACAGTGTTCACGTCCGGCCAACTGACGTCGGTCAGGACTTCCTCGCCCCCGATCACGACGGAGACGTTGGGGTTGAAGCCCAGGTTGTGGATGATGGTCCACGTCTGGTTCGGGATGGTCTGCACGTGCACGTACGACGGGGCGAGCGCGCCGTCCTCCACATCGAACGGGACGGTGATCCCGAACACCGCGAAGTCGTACGACCCGGGTGCGATGTAGAAACTGAGGTTGCCGACGGAGTCCGTCAGCACTGGGTTGGTCTTGGGGACCAGTCCGTCCGGGTCCACGAACAGGGGAGGCTTCGTCGCGGACCCGCGGAGGCGAACCTCGATGGGCTGCCCGGCAGCGATCTGGCCGTTGGCGTAGCGGAAGTTCTCCCGGACGAGGATCACTGTCGCTCGATCTTCCGGGTACGGCTCACGCGACCAGAGGGACTCCCTCCGGCCGCTGCGACCTCAGCCTCGAAACTGGCGGCCATCTCCAGCGCCTGCTTCTGCAGTTGCGAGAGGGTCCGCTTGGAGTTGCCCTCCTGGACGTCGACCAGGTTGGCGTAGCCTGCGGCCTTCTCCCTCCAGAGGGATGAGGCGATTGTCCGCGGGTCGGTTCCCTCGTCGAGGATGGTACCGAGGCGAGCGTCCGTGTAGGGCTCGGCGTCCACAGGCTCCGCGATGAGGAGGCGGAGTGCGGAGATGTCCTCGGCGCTGGCCACGCGGTCCTCCTCTGGGTGATGAATGGGGGTGTGTCCCCCAGGGCTCCCCAACCAAGAGCCCTGGGGGACAGACTGCTAGAGCGCCAGGACTCCCTTGCGCCCTCGACCCTCGGCCTCGAGAGCCAGGACCCGCTCCTTGTCGTCCGGGTTCGCCTTGAGGTGGGCGGCGATCTCGGCCTCGGTGTGGTCCTGCGGGTTGAAGTCCTGACCAGCACTGCTGCCGATCAGGTCCTCGAGGCTCTCCTCGGGGTTCTCCACGCCCTCGGCGGTGGAACCCTCACCCTTGACAGCCTCGGAGCCCTCGGGCTCTTCTCGGGCCGTCTCGGACGCCGCGAGCCCGTTGACCTCGACCAGGCGGTCGATGCGGGACTGCGGGAAGCGAGCCATCAGCCACTCCAGGTCATCCGGAGTGAGCGGGCCGTTGAACTCTCGTGCCATGGTTGGGTCAGCCCTCTCAGGCGTACTGCGTCGGGATGGTGTAGGCACCAGCGGTGATCTTCATCACCATGCCCGCACCACGCTGGCGGATGCCCGTGCCGAAGCCACGAGCGTAGTAGGAGTCGATCAGCGGGTACGCCGCGTCCCGACCCTTGACCAGGCGGAGCCCACGCAGGCCCGGGTTGGCGTGCTCACGCAGGCCGACCGGGTTCTGGATGTTGGCGTCGCCACCGGACACCAGAGCCACCACGTACCCGGCGGGGACGTAGTCCTCCTCGATGATGAGGAGCGGTCCGTAGTTGCCGATCACGTTCAGCCCACGGAAGGTGGACGCGACCTGCGACTGGCCCACGAGGGTCGAGTCGGGCAGGATGAGACCGGGCTGGCCCTGCGCCGGGATGAAGTCGTACCGGGAGCCGGTCGCGACCCGGAAGGTCCGGATCACGTTGGCCTCGGCCACGTTCACGAGGGCGAAGGTGGTGGACCCGTTCTCGGCCGAGTAGCCGTGCGACTTGAAGTCGTCGGTGATCTCGTCCAGGTCCCCGGCCGTGATGGTCGCAGCACCGCTGGAGCGGTAGTGCGTGTGGGTGCCGTCGAACGTGTTCGCCTTGTAGGCCGGGGGCACCGTGGTGTCGCCGTTCCAGAAGGCATACACGTTGTAGTTCTGGCCCTTGATGGACGCCGTCCGGTTGGTGTTCCGGAAGATCGTCTTCATGACCTCCTTGAACAGCAGCCGGTTGTCGGCGTCGAGCACCTGCTGGTGGACGGCCTCGATGCGCTGCGACGTGGCGTCCGCGAGGAACTGCCACGTGAAGCGGTTCGCGATGTCGTACCACTTGAAGGTGTAGCCGAGGGACAGCACGCTGGCGTCCGGACGGATGCCGACGGGGACGCCGTACTCCGACGCCTCCTCGAAGTCCTCGGTGCCGAACTGCGGGACGTCCTCGATGACGTTGGTCACCGGGAAGGTCAGCAGGTCGATCAGCCGCTGGCGCTCGGCGTTCTGGATCGCGACCGTGGCCTGGAACTCGGTCCAGATCTCGTTCAGGTCGCGGCCGTCGGCCGACATCGTGAGGACGTCGGCGCTGGCGTTGTAGCCCTTGGCCATGATGGCGTCGCCGAATCGGGCGCGGCTCTCGGCGAGCAGGCGCTCGACCTGACCGTCGATCATCTCGCGGTCGATCTGAGTCTTGGTCATGTCGTCAGCCCTGCACCTTCTGGACGCGGACGACGAGGCGCGAGGCCTCGGCTGCCCATCCGACTCGGACCTTGTTGACGCCAGCGCCCGGGGCCACGGCCTCGAGAGTGGCGTCTGCCTTGGAGTAGTACACCGCGCCGGGGGTCAGCGCGACCCCGACGATCTCGCCCGCCGTCATGACGTCGACGACGTCACCGGCGGACTTGGGGGCGTCGATGACGACGACGCCCAGAGCGGTGTCGACCGCGGAGACCTTCACGACGCGCCCGTTGCCGTCCAGAGCGACGGCCGTGGGGACGCCCACGGAACCGCTGGTCCAGTCGGCCGCGAGAGCGGCGCGGAAGCCACCGGAGATCGGGTCATACTTGTCATAGCGAACTGCGGCCATGAGTGTGCCCTTTCGGTGGTTGTTGGATGAGGATCAGCGCCGGAGCGCCGGGTACTTCTTGAGCAACTTCTCGCGGTTCGGGTTGGTGCCCTTGGACCGCGACCCTGTCGGCTGACCGACGCGCCGGGCGGGTGTCTTCTCGCCGTCGTCCTTGCCGTCCTCCACGAGGTACGGGTCGGACTTGGCGAGCGCCGCGATCGCATCCTCGAGCCCGTCAAAGGTGCCGTCGTCGTCCACGTCGACCTCGTTGAGGTCGAGCAACTTGAAGGCCGTCTTGGGGTTCTTGAACTTGATCTTGGCCTGGGGCCCGGTGGTCAGGGTCGTGAACTCCGTCTGGAGGGACTGCTGAACCAGTTGCTGCTTGAGCCGCTGGTTCTCCTGCTCCAGAGGGTTCGGAGCGTCGTCGGCAGTCTTGCCGGCGTCGTCCTTGCCGGAGTCCGTTCCCTTCCCCTTGAGTCGAGCGTTCTCGGCCTCGAGGTCGGCGATGCGCTGGGCCTGCGACCTGATGCGCATCCGCTTCTTCTTGGCCTCCTTGCTCAACTCCAGGATGCGGGCGTCCTTGGGGTCGTCGACCTTCTTGGATCCCTCATCCGCGTCGTCGGCGTCATCGCTGTCGTCTTCGTCGTCGTCGCCGTCCTCGGCGTCGTCTTCGTCGTCGTCAGCGTCACTGCCGGCGTTGTCTCCTGCGTCCATCCGGGCGTTGCCGTAGAGGGTCGCGCTGAGGGCCAGAAGGTCCTCGATGCTTCCCTCCGAGAGGAGCCGGTGCTTCTGCTCGGAGATGGACTCGGTGGACTGGCCGCAACCTGCGGCAACTGCGAGGCTCAGCCTCATCTTCCGTGACCTCCTGGTCGTGTCGGACTTTCACGCAGAAGCGTACCCTACACGGACGGGGACGCGCACCTATGCTGTTCCCGGACGGCGAGCCTCGGGCAGTTCCTTCATCTCCCCGGCCTTGATGATGAACCTATCCGGGGACGATGCTGGCGTAGACGACACGCTTCTCACCCACCTTCGTGATCTTGGTGATCTTGAGCACGGTGCCCCGGGGGAGCAGGACCTCTCCCTGGCCCATCCCAGGGATGACGCCATCGATGGAAAGGGCTGGCTGCCCGGCCGGGACCTTGATGCGCATGACGGTCTCCCCGGGCCACTCGGCAGCGTAGGACGGGCTGTACGAAGTGCTCATGTAGCCCTGGTCGATCAGCCGGGCCCCTACGCGGATGTCGCCAAGCGCAGCCGAGTCGACACCCCGGTAGACGTATCCCTCCGTCATGAAGCGAGCGGACCGGACTGCCTCGTCCAACACCTCGACCTGCTGCATGACGTACCCGAGGGCCTCCTCCGCGTCGACCACTCCGGCACCCTGGAAGAACTGACCGAAGTCGTCAACAGACGACCCTCCCAGGTCGACGCCACGGAGGGTGGAGTTGATCTGGGCGAAGGCGCCATTCGACACGTAGTCGTCCACCGCATCGACGAGATCTGGCGACAGCCTGGACGACTTCTGGGTGAGGTCGTCGATGACGTACTTCGGGGTCTTCGGAGCCTCCTGGGCGAACCGGGAGAGGGACTCTGCCGCAGTCGGGACCGGGGTTGCGGCGGGAGCCGGGGCGGGAACAGGGACCGGCTTGGACTTCGCGACCTTGAGTTCCGCCCGGGCAGCCTGGAGGTTGGACCAGGCCTTCTTCTGGGCTGGCGTGTTCGGTGCGGTGGCCTTGTACCGAGCCATGGCCTGGTTGACCCGCAACTGAGCCGTCTCGACGGGAGAGGACACGACCGGTGCAGGTGGCTTCGCTGCGCGCGCAGCCTTGACGGCGTCGGACTCGACCTCGGCGTCCACGACCCAGCCGCTCCCCTCCCGGCGCGGCGGGTTGAGGCGCAACTTCGTCCCCCGGGGGAGCAGATACTCATCCTGGGAGAAGACAGCCGGGTCGTTCGCATCCAGAAAGTCGTCCATGCGGATGACCTTGGACCCCGCTGGCGTCTGGATGTTGAGCCGGACTCCGGTCCCCTCGATGTCGAAGTCGGCCAGGATGTCGGCGCTCTTCGTGGTCGACATGTAGCCCTCGTCGGCGAAGGTTCCGCTCTTCCGTGCGGAAGCCAGGATCCGGTTGACCAGTTCCCTGTCCTGCCCAGGGATCTGTCGGTACACCCGGCTGCCGCTCTTCAACGGCTCAATGAGGTCGAACGCCTTGTCGATCCCGGCTGCGACGCGCTGTGCCCCCGGCGCGAGTGCCTTGCCGGTCCGGAGCGCGTCGTTGATCTCGATGTACATCAGGCCGGTGTCGTTGCTCCCCTTCCCCCAGGCGTACTCGTGCAGAGCCCGGTTGGGTGAGATCGCAGGCATCTCGAATGGCCCGAACTCCTCCTCCAGATACGAATCGAAGTCGCCCTTCATGAACCCGTTGATGAAGGCGTCCCGGTCCATCGCGACCGGAGTGGTGAAGCAGAGACAGTTCGGGTGAGGCTTCTGAGGGACGTCCTGCGGAAGCCACTCCCCCGCTCCTCCGCCGACGAAGAACGTCCCCTCCGCGTAGTCATCGCACTCGTCCGGCTGCGGGTGGCTGCCTGAGATCTCCCACTTGACCGCTTGGACCCACGGCTCCCGCTGGGCCTGCCGGACCTGCGTGGCGTGGAAGGAGTTGTTCAACTCCGTCCGGCCGAGGCGTTGGGCTGCGTACCGGACTCCCCCGGGTGTGTTCGGGTTGACGAAGGCTCGGACGTCCTTGGCCAGTTCTGCCGCGCTGGCTCCCCGGGCTAGAGCGTTGTCCACGATCTTGTCGATCTTGCCGGACGACAGCGCCTCGTTCTTGTAGACGCTCTCGGCCAGCGGGATCTTCGAGTACCGGAGCCGCGCCTCCGCCGCTCCGAGCCCTTGGACAGCCGACAGTTCTACCGACCGTGTCAGGTAGGCCAGGTCCCCTGGTGGCAGGATGGCCTTGAGGATGTCCGGGTTCAGCATCCCAGTGACTGCGGCGGCTGCTGCTTCGGCCTTCCCGGCGGCGATGGTGTCTCCCAGCCGGGTCCACATCACCGCCATCTCCCGGTGCATCGCGGCCTGAGACAACTTGAGTTGCTCCGTCCGGGTCAGGGCCCCGATCCCGCTCTTCGTCGCCAGACGCTTCAGTTCCGTGTCGATGTTCGCGGCGCTGGCGCGGAGGATCGCCATCATCTCTCGGTCCGTGTTCCGCTGAACCTGAAGGTGCGCGATCAGGGGTCGCCGGTCGACACCCGGTCTGGTCGTCGTGTCAGCCATCGTCGACCCCGATCTGGTCCACGATCGCCCGGGCAGCGTGGACCAGGCCGACCTGGAGAATCCACGACATACCCGGGGTGTGGGCGATGACGAACCCCTCCATAGGCTTCTCCGGGTTGGCTGTCCGGAGCAGAACGACCGCGTCGAGGATCTGGTCTCCCTCGTCAAGGTCGGCCTGGATCCCGAGACGGGACAGGTCGAGTGGGGTGGCCATGGGCTCAGGGTAACGGAAGAGGGCCCGGAGACCGCGCTCCAGGCCCTCTCTCGGACGTCTCGTCACCACTCGAAGACTGCCCAGTCGCCGTCCCGGTAGATGACCGCGTAGGCCACGACGCCGGGGCCGTCCAGCATCTGGGTCCCGAAGGAGACTGCCTCGGCTCGCGTCATGAAGACGATGGTGCTGCAGATCACTGGCTGGCCGGACGTCCAGCAGCGCCGATCTCCGCGAGCGCTTCGTCCCGTCTACCGAGGCTCTCCGCAGCGCGACCGCTGTCTTCGCCGAGTACCCAGAGGCCGACCAGGACCTGGACGAGGTCTACGCCGCGATCGCCCTCCCGGGCAAGGTCCGCGGGATGAACAAGTTTCTCGGGCCCCGAGGATTGCCTCTCCGGGGCCCGAGAAGGTGGGGGTCAGTAGTTGGCCGCGCAGACCGGGCCGATCCCGCGATCGACGCTCTCGGGGTCGTCCAGGCGCCGTCCGCAGATCAGGCACGTGCCGCTGTGGATCCCCAGCATCCCGACCTCGGAGACCTCGAGCCGGGCCCACTCGCCAGCGTCGCGCAGGACCTTGCCGGCCAGGCCGAGGTACTCGTACGACACGCCGGGCTCCTCGGCGTCGCCGAAGTGGATGCGCTTGGCGAGCATGCGGCCGGACTGCTGGCCACGGTAGACCCGGAGGTACTGGTCGCCTGCGTAGACGTAGACGCCTGCCTGCGGCTCGCTGGGGTGGCCGCTGCCGGTTCCCTGCGGAGCATCCGTGAGGTCCAGGAGGGCGTCGATGACGGACGATGCGCTCGCCTTGGTGGCCCGGGACCAGTCCGGGTTCCAGCCCTCGTAGATCGTCCCACGGAGGTCCTTGGCGGCGAGGAGGCGCTCGATGAACTGGCGCTGCTTGTCGGTGGCGGGGGTGGCGGTGGTGTTCATGTCTGTGGCCCTGTCTCGTTGTCGGGTTGACGTGTTGTCGGGTTGTCGTGTTCGTCAGGCGGTCATGAAGTCGCCGCTGACGATGTTCCGGACCAGCCGTGCAGTCGCGCCGTGTCCGTGCTGGGCGCCGTCCGTGTCCTCGAAGATCCCGGTCTCGTTCTGGACGGGGTTGTCGAAGGTCAGGACGTCCATCGCGTGCTGGGCCAGGTAATCGCAGTCGTCGCAGAGGACGTTCGCGGGGCAGGACGTCTGGACGAGGACCTTGTAGCAGGTGCCGTCGATCTCGGTGCTGGCGGTGTACATGCGGTTCGTCATCTTCGGTTCCTTCGGTTCCGTGGGCCCGGTCCGACCCAACAACCTCAGGTTAGCGTACCTCGACCGGGAACGCTAGTCGGATCGCTAACTTTCGCGGACGAGTTTCTCCGGGCAGCGAGAGGCCCCCGGGGGTCGCGGGTTCCCCGGGGGCCTCTCCGTCTTCTCACGATCCGATCGCGCCTGCTCCGCCGTTCACCCGGCCGTGGCCCAGGTCAGCGTTGCGACCGGCGCGAGCGCCGCTCTGAGACGCGCTCCAGTCGCTGGTCTGCGCACCGCCCCGGCTGGACCGCAGAGGACCGTAGGTCTTCTCGACCCAGGAGTCGATCTTGGGCTGCTTCGCCGCGAGGACGAGCGCCGCGCCCGGCGTGGCCTCGGTGGTCTGCTGGCGCTGGCGCTCGTTCGCGATGCGGCGAGCAACCTCCGCGCCGAACCCCGAGATGAAGGAGCGGTTCCCGGTGTACTTCTCCATGTCGGTGTAGTAGCGGCGCTGCTCCTTGACCTCGCGCTGCCAGCGCTTGAGCGCCGACATGACCTGCAGCGCGAGCGAGTCGATGAGGCGGCAGAACTCCGCGACGTCCGACTGGTGCCCGATGATGTAGGTGGTGCGGATCATCCCGTTGTGGTTCTTGGTCTGAAGGACGGTGATGTCTCCGAACGCTCTGGCGAGCCGGTGCACGAACGGCACCATGACGATGGAGTAGTTGCCGGTCCACCGCCGGGTGACCTCGACGATCTTCTCCGGCTCGACCTTGCCGGCCGACTCCAACTCGGCGCGCTCGATGCCGAGCCGGAGCATCAGGCTCTCGGCCTTGGCCAGGTAGGTGTCGCGCTCGGCGTCGTTGGTCGTGCCCTCGGCCTTGGCCAGCAACTTGGCGATCTTGGACTTGGTGGTCTCGATGGTGCTCTGCTCGGACATGTCGGTTCCTTCTCTCGGGTTGCGGGTTGCGGGTTGTCGTGTTGTCGGGTTGTCAGGCGAGGACGATCGTGGTGCCCGGCTTGAAGAAGAGGTCGTTGTGGCCGTTCCGCTTGGTGCGGGCCTGGACGGTGAGGGAGAGAGTCATGTCGGTTCCTTCGGTTCCGTGGGGCCCGGTCGCCCCAACAACCTCAGGTTAGCGTACCTTGGGCAGGAACGCTAGTCCGATCGCTAACTTTCTTGAAAGAGTTTCGACTACCGTCCCCGGCGCCGATTCCGACGACACTCGGGGCATCCGTTCGGCCCCATCTCCACTCCGGGGTGTTTGGGGCAGATCATCGTGAGTGTCAGGAGACCAGCGCGTACTTGACGAACCGGGTCCCGAGGTTCACCTTGTACAGCCCGGAGGTCTTGTAGTACCACCGGCACGGACGGTCCTTCTCGCACCACTCGAACGTGGCCCTGGAGTCCTTGTGGCTGTAGCCCTCCCGGTGCAGCCAGAACCCCGTGAAGAACGTGTCGTCAGCGGGCTCGCCGTTCCACGCTGCCCGGCGCATCCAGACCTCGACGCGCCCGGGCTCCGCGCTCTTCAGGTCGGCCTCGTCGAAGTTCAGGTAGGTGTCCGCGAACATGAGCGTGCCAAGGGTCGGAGCGTAGTCTCCAACGTCGAGCCGGTGCTCCTTGCCGTCGCAGATCAGGGCCAGCGCGTCTGTCTTCTTGACGGGCTTGATGTACTTCACAGGCATGGTCGTGTCCTTCCGTCAGAGTGAGGTGGGGGCCCACACCAGGCTGGGGGGATAGATCCGCACCAGCCCGTTGGTCATGTAGACGTACCGGGACCACCGTGTCTGGTGACCCTTCATGGCGGCGAGATGCAGGTGCGCGCCGGTGGAGTTGCCGCTGTTCCCGCTCCTGCCGATGACCTGCCCGGCCTTCACGGTCTGGCCCTTCTTCACGGCCACCGACGACAGGTGCTGGTAGTAGACCGTCCGCTTCTGGCCAAGGACGTTCTTGTAGCCGAGGAGGATCCAGTTCGACGGCTCTCCAGAGTAGTTCCGCTCCGGGCTGTTGGGGTCTTCCCCGTCGTGGCAGTCCAGGATGAAACCGTCCCGCACCGCCAGGATCGGGGTGCCGTAGGGCGTGAGGTAGTCATACGCCCAGTGCGGCGCTCCGGACGAGTAGAACTTCTTCGTCCCGATCCCGAAGGTCCCCTTGAACGGCGGTGACTTGGCCATGCCTCGCGTCTCCTCTTGCCCTATGCCGTGGGCTCGTCGCCCAGTTCGGTCACGGCCCGTCCGGCGAACGGGTCGACGTTCCGCGCGTCGGCCATTGCCTGGGCCTCCGCCACGATCGTGTTGCTCATCTCGTCGGGGAAGTCGTAGCCCAACTTCTCCTGAAGGATCGTCCGGGCGTACTCCGTCGAGATGAGTGGGGGATCGGTGCTGAGCATGGCCACGACCTCGTCAAGGATGGCCTTGCGGTTCACCGGCAGCGGATCCTCCACGATGCTCGCTGCCCGGGCGGGGGACGAGAGACCCTCGTACGTGGGGAACCACATCGTGACGAGGTCGTAGAGCAGTTGATCCATCACCGACAGGATCTCGCCCTCCTTCTCCTCGTTGCCCGAGAGGATGGGGCTCATCTTGAAGGCCAGCGCGATGCCGGACTCAGCGGTCTGCACGTCAACGGTCCCGATGGCGATGTCCGGGACCCCCGCCGACTCCCGCATCGATTGCTCCAACTTGCCGATGTGGTCGAGCATGGGCGCGATCCCTGTGACTCCAGCGACCCGATCGAAGGTCGAGTCCGGGTCGATCTCGAGGACCCACCCGGGGCCGAACTTCCAGTTGGTCTCGTTCCCGTCGTCGTCCACCGGGGGACCGCTGTTCGTCCAGTACAGGCCCAGTCCCTGCAGGGAGAGCGTCAGGTCCTCGTCGCTGATGGTCTGGTTGATGCCGGAGATGAGGCTCTCCAGGCCGTCGAGTTCTGAAGACCCGAAGGGCTGGTTGGTCGCCGGGTTGTTCTTGATGTGGTACACCGGGATGGCCGTGATCGCCGGGGGCAGGTCGTAGGCGTCGGGCTTGTTGTAGTCCCCGGCCGGGATGTCCTGCCCGGTGATCTTCTTGAGGCTGACGTCCGGGTCACGGTCGTCCCACCCGCCGGTCTCCCACCAGGACAGTTCGTACGAGATCGTCCCGGACTCTGTCTTCCGGTAGGTCTGGCGCTTGATGACGACCTTGCCGGCCTCGTTCTCGACCGGGTCCACCAGGTGGACGCCCAGCACCTTGTCGGGGTTCCACGGGTCCAGGATCGGGAAGTACGAGGCAGGGTCGACCTCGTAGACAGACAGGCGCCGTCCCTCGGGCTTGTTCTCGTCTGCCGTGATGTGCCAGACCTGGTCGCCACGGACGAGGCCCCAGCGCTTCTGGGTGGCGAACTTCGACCAGACGCGCTCTCTGCGGAAGAGTTGCTGGAGGGCGAAGTCGAGCGCAGCGCGGTCCGAGTCGGACCCCAAGCCTGGGGCCAGCGCGTAGGTCCAGCGCTTCGCCAGGAACCTGTTCTTCGCCTCGATGATCGTGCGCGCCGACGGGAGGTAGATCGGGTTCTGCTCGTCGCCCCGCTGCACCAACTTGAACGCCCCGGGCACGTTCCGGTACAGGCTCTCGTACACCGCATATGCGCCCAGCCGCACCGCGTCATCGCCGGAGAGCCACGAATCCAGAGGACCCATGAGTGGCCTCACGGACGAGTACGGCGTCAGGTCAACCATTGGTGGTCCTCTCGTCGTTTGGACGCTACGGTACCGTGCTTCCGTCAAGCAACAAGGCTACTCCTGCTCGCACGAGCCTTCCGCCCACTCCCGGTCTGGCCCCAGCGAGAGGCGAACATGCGCCCGAGAGCCTCTGGCGCGTGGTCGTCTTTCTTCACCGGGTTCTCTGGCGAGTTGGTCTCGACGACCTGCGACTTCTTCTCCGGGTAGCGGTAGTTCAGCATGTCGTTGATCGTCGACGTGCAGCGCCGGTGGATCTGGAGGCGCGGCACCCGGGTTGGGTCGCCCTCTGGCAGGTGGGGGTTCCGGACCTTCAGGGCCCGGCGGATCGCGTCGATGCGGTGCTTGATCTCGCCACCTGTCCCACCCCGGTGCCGGATCTTCAGACGGCTCTCGAGCACCTTCGTGTCGGCCGGGCTGGCGGGGTCCGGGTAGAAGACCTTCAGGCTGCTCGGGCAGAGTCCTCGTTCCTCGATGCGGTCGGCGAACTCGTCCGGTGTCAGGCCTGTCTCGTAGACCTCGTCCAGCACCCGGATGCGCTCCTCGTGGGGGTCGATCTGGATCAGGAGCCACACGTTCGGGTTCGTGAAGCCGTAGTCCACGGCAGCGACTGTCTCCCAGCCGGGCTCGAAGTCGAAGTCACCGACGTGGATCTCCTCATCGAAGTCCTTGAACACCCGTCCCACGAACTCCGTGAACAGGGCCCCGATCTCCTGGTTGAACGCCTCCTCCGTCAGGTCAGCGGCCAGTTCCCCGATCTCGGGATCCACTCCCAGCCGGTGGAAGAGGGCCTCGTCGATCACCTGGTCTTTGGACGCGATCGCTCGCCGGAGCCGGATGATGCCATCGTCCGTCGCCCCCAGCGGGTACACGTAGGGGTTCGTCCAGGACGGCGCCCGGAAGGATCCCCAGTCCGGGCGGTTCGGGTCCTGGCCCCGGCGCCACATGTCGTAGAACCAGTTCTTGCCCTCCGGGGTGGACGTCATCAGGCACCACCCCAGGAAGTCCGCCAGCGTGGGGCGGATCAACTTGTTGTAGGTGCGCGCCTTCAACTTGGCGGCCTCGGCCAGCACCACCCCAGAGAGGCCTTCGCCCACCAGCGAGTCCGGGTGCTTCTCCGACTTGGCGTGGACCTGGAACCGGCCTCCCCACATGCTCAGATGCATGTCCCCCTGCTCGGGGTTGTTGTACGACCCGGGCTTGTCGAAGTGGTCCCGGAACCCGGCCTTCGACAACTCGTTCCACAGGATGCGGAACTCCTTCTCGGAGTCCGTGTACGACGGGCCGACGATCCAGAACTCCCGGCGCTTCCCCAGGTCCTCGAGCATGCTCTTGACCAGCCGGGTGTTGAGCGCCTCCTGCACCAACTTGTGCCCGCCGATCTCGGACTTGCCGAACCGGCGCCCGGCGCTGACGACCTTCTGCCTTGCCGGGTGCTCAATGACGTCCTGCTGGATGCGGTGTGGGTACCAACCCATCCTCTCGTACAGAGGTATCTCAGCGATCGGGCGCGGCGGGTTCAGGTTGATCCGGGTGTCCGGGACGACGGTCATGTCCCCTCCCCTCCGCCATGAGAGACCATCGACCCATCGATTGGTGGATGGTCTCTCATGGTACGCGCTGCGAGGACGCTGGCCACGCCGTCGAGTTGGTGCGGCTCGTAGTCGTGGTCACTCATCGTGCGCGGACCAGAGGTCTGCCAGATCGTCTCCCTCGGAGGGATCCGGAGCGCGCTCGCCCCGGGGCAGTACGTCGGGGTCGTCCACGTCGATGGCCTCGTACTCGGCAACAGGCTCCGCCTGCGTCCCTGCGTACACCGCGATCCTCTCCCCAGACGCCCTCGCTGCCAGAGACTCGAGAGTCTCCCCTCCCAGCAGTTCGGGGTACGCCTCGAACAGGGCGACCCGGGCGTGGAGGACGCGCTGCTCCGCGTCTCGTACGGCGACCTCTGCAATGGCCAGGGCCTCGGCGCACGCGGCTCTCTGGCCCTTCTCGGACGCCAGGTCCATCAGCCGGTCGTCGATCTCCTCCGCAAGTTCGCGGACTGTCTTCACGGCGAGTCCTCCAGGGCCATCTGGATGTCGTCCAGCACGCCGAAGACCTTGAGTGTGACGTGTAGAGCAGCGATGACCGGCAGGGCCACGGCGGTCCGGAGCAGACTGCGCTGCATCACGTCTCCTTGTCCGGGTCGTCGGACACCATCTCCGGCAGCGGGTGGGCCTCGCATGCCCACAGCCTCATGGTGCGGGCTCCCCCGGCGCTGAAGACGAGGACGCGCTGGATCACGAACGGCTCCAGACTGCTGGACTTGGAGCACCAGCGCATGTCGGCTGCGTCGTCGGCGATCTTGTCGCTGGCAACGACCATGGCATCTGTGATCCTCACGACGGCACCCCGCCGTACCAGAAGCCGAAGCAGCGGTCGCACCGCCACCCTCGGGCCTCTGGGTGGACTCGACCCTCGGCGCAGAACTCACACTTGCGCCACACGAGCAGCGGGTGCCCATCGGGGAGCGGGCTGTCGTACGGGGGAGGCTCCAGGATCGTCTGCTCGAGCCCGGCCATCTCCGCCGCTGCCTCTGCGGCCCTGGCCTCGACCATCTTGGCGATGAGACGCTGCGACTCTTCCTTGGTCCTCATCACTTCGACCCGGCGCGCGGCCAGCGCCTGCGCGGCCCAGATTCGGCGTCGCATCTGCTCGTCGCTCTCGGTCTCGTCCTGCTTGCGGGTGATGCTCTCTCTGGTCATGGCGGTTCCTCCTTGTTCCTGTTCGGACGGAGCCCAGCCTACCTCCCCGTCCGGGGCCGACGCAAGACACTCTCTGGATCTCCCGCCCATCGTCGCCCATCGACCCATCGATGGGTTCGTGGGTCGTCGTGGTTCTCGCCGTTCCCGGGCGCTTGCCCATCGTCGCCCATCGTCGCCCATCGATGGGTTCGTGGGTCGTCGTGGGTTCCATAACGAGAGACAGCCCTCTCCTCGGCGCTGCGCGAGCCTGGAGAGGGCTGTCCGGGTAGAACCCTACCTGCTGTCGTCGACGTCCTCCCACGGCTCGCCGATCACGCCGCCATCGACAGTGACGAAGCCGTCGGGAGCGGCGGGGTCCGTCGTCTCGTCGGCCAGCGCCACCGTCGAGAAGACGGCGAAGATCACGATGGCCAGGCCGATGACGGCGATGGCCCAGGTCCTCTGCATGTCAGTGTCCCTTCGTCCGTCGGTTCTCCTTGAGTCGCCTGTCCTTCTTGGTGCCCTTGCTCGGCTTCCCGCCCACCCGGTCCACCTCCTCTCAGGAGAGCATCTCTCGCTCTTCGGCGCTGAACTCCTGGGGCGCAGGCGCGAGCCCGCGAGGGTCGTTGAGGATCCCCCGGAAGAGGGCCTCGATCGGATCCTCCGCCACGACCTCGACCTTGTCCGGGACCTTGCCCATCGTCCGCTCCATGATGGTCTGCGCGGCCCGGAGCCTGACGCCGGCATCGATGTTGGGGTCGTCGGCCAGCGCGACCAGCGTCCCGATCCCCTTCTCGAGCAGGGCCTCACGCAACTTGGCGTTCGCCCGGTTCAGCCACTCCCGGCGCATCGCCTGAACGAGTTCGACTGGCACCACCTTCGGCGGACGCCCACGGAACGAGCCGTCGAGCGACCGCAACTGGCCCCGGCTCAACTCCTCGTCGTCAAGGTCGTCCACCGTGATCTTGCCTGCCAGGAACATGGCATACCGGCCCTGGAGCCGGATGTACGTGTCGTGGTCAGCCATCTCTTCAGCCTCCCCCTCTCAGGTGCTTAGCCCACCCGGGTCATGTAGGACGTCGGGCGTGCTGGTCTCGTCCGTGGGATCCGTGGCGTACAGCAGGCGGAGTTGCTCGTACGGCTCCACCACCAGGTTGGGCGGAGGCTGGATGCCGTTGGTGGAGTCGGTGTCCGCCCCACCATACTCTGAAGGCTTCATCTCGCGTCCTCTCAGGGCCGAGGAGCGCCGCTCGACGCCCCGGGGTGGTACCCACCCACTGCGGGCATCATACCCCGGAGAGGCACGTCTCGGGGCGTCCGCCTCCCGGGGCGAGCCCAGCGTCCCGGGCCGTCACATTCTCAATGCGATCCGAAGAGTGCCCACGGGCCACCGCTACTTTCGACGAAACGGGTGCGACGCCGGTGGCGTTATTTGAAACCAAGAAGCGCTCATCTATCTGGAACCATGTTCTGAGGTACGAAACTGTATCGTGGCTGGTCGGGTGAGGTTTCCGGTGCTCGAGTTAGAGGTACGGTGAGGTACGCGGTGAGGTACGGTGAGGTACGGCAGCCGTTATTTGCAGGCGTAAGTTGACCGTTATTTGCCGTTATTTGAGCGTTAGTTGCGACCAAATAACGCCAATCTGAGGTACGGCACTGCGTCGAAACTTCGATTCCCCTCAGGGACGTACCTCAACGTACCTCAGAACGTGGTTTCATTCAGTAGTAGTAGTTCTTAGAACAAATAACGGTCAGGTAGTCAAATAACGCTCGACGCCTTCTCACATGTACGTTCACACACCCCCTGACCCCCTCTTCCGGAAACTCCGCTCGGCACCCAGCCGAACGCCGAAACGACGCACCCGGCCACCCCAGGTTGCGCGCCACCCACCCCATGGGGTACGCTCTGCCCCCGTGACCCACACCACCGCCACGTCGAGGCCAGGACTGCGATCGGCCGCTGCCCGGACCTCGACGTGGCAGTGTGGGGACGAGATCCGGATCGCCGGTCTCCGATCCCACGACGGCCTGTTGCCGATCTGAGCGGCCCGACCCGGCCAGCGCCGACGAGACGCTAGCCTTGGGCCCCATGAACAACCACAGCCCTGATCCCTCTCCGGAGAGGCAGCCTCGCCGCAACGCCTGCGATGCGACGAGAACCACCATCAGCGGCCGGGTCTTTGTCTGCTGTCTCCGAGAGCACAGCAACGACCCGTCGGCCCACTACTTCCGCGACCAGGTCGCCACGGTGCGACCGCTCAGGCACAAGCAGCACCTGACGCTGCTCGCTGGTGGCCTGTCGTGATCCCGGCCCGCAGCGGAAACGCGCACCTGGAGTCGAACCTGGAGGCGTTCCTCGCGCTCAGGGTGCGGCGTCTTGGAGGGGTCACGATCAAGATGGCGCCGATCGTCGCCGGGATGCCGGACCGGATGGTCCTGCTGCCCGGGGGAGGAGCGTACTTCGTCGAGTTGAAGCAACTCAACGGCAGGACATCTGCAATCCAGCGGGTGTGGCACGATCGCTTCGCGGAGTTGGGGTCTCCGGTGTACGTGATCCACAACAAACTCGGCGTGCTGGAGTTCCTCCGAGAGCGGGTGGATGCTCTCGGTCCACATAGCGGGGACACCGACCGCCAGCAGAAGGCGTAGAGTAGGCGACCCAGCGCCGACCGTAACCACGGCACGACCCCACGCATGGAGGAACCGCCATGATCCCATCCGCCACATCTGAACCGCCATGGCAGGCTGCCACCGTCCCCTACCCGGGCGCTCGGAGTCCATACCTGGGGCAGCAATGAGCACCCCGACGCTCCACGACTACCAGCACGTGGCCGTGGAGTTCCTCCGGGGCCAGGACCGGGCAGCGCTGATGCTGGACATGGGTCTGGGCAAGACGGCCTGCGTGCTGACAGCCCTGACTCCGGACCACCTTCCGTGTCTGGTCGTGGCGCCCAAGCGCGTGGCCGAGGACGTGTGGGACGTGGAGCGAGACATCTGGCGACCCGACCTCTCAATCACCGTCGCCGCTGGCACCCCCGAGAAGCGCCGAGAGGCCCTGCTCTCGGGCTCGGACATCGTGGTGTTGGGTAGGGACAACCTTCGCGACCTCAACACCGTAGACGTCCCGTTTCGCACGCTGGTGGTCGACGAACTCAGCGGCTTCAAGACAAGGTCGTCCGTCCGCTGGAAGACCGCCCGGAAGTTCATCTCCCGGGGCGTGAAGCACGTGTGGGGCCTCACCGGGACCCCAGCGCCCAACGGGTACCTCGACCTCTGGGGGCAGATCGCCCTGCTGGACGGAGGCGAGCGCCTTGGCAAGAACATCACGACGTACCGATCCCGCTACTTCTTCCCCGGTCGCCAACTGCCCTCCGGCGTCATCATCGAGTGGATCATGCGGCCCGGCGCCGACGTGAAGATCCGGGAGCGGATCCAGGACATCTGCCTCGCCATGGCGACGGACGGCCGGGTCACGCTGCCCGAGATCACCTTCAACGACGTCTACGTCGATCTCCCAGCGCCCGTCCGGAAGGCGTACCGTGAACTGGAGACCAACCTGGTGGTCGACCTGCGGTCCGTGTTCGACGACGCGCACCTGCACACCGCTGGCAACGCGGCCATCCTGACGTCCCGACTCTCCCAGATGACGGCCGGATTCCTCTACGTCGACGACGCCGACCTGCACGAGTACGCCCACACCCTCCTGCACACGCAGAAGATCGACGCGCTGCGGGAGATCATGGAGTCGGAGCGCGTGGGCGGCGTGCTGGTCTTCTACCGCTACACCGCCGAGCGCGACATGATCATGCGTGCCTTCCCGGACGTCGCGCACCTGATCGACGAGCCCGACGTGGTCAAGCGCTGGAACGCCGGTGAGATCCCCATGCTGCTCGCGCACCCGGCCAGCGCCGGGCACGGCCTCAACCTGCAGCACGGCGGGCACACCATCGTGTGGACGTCCCCGACGTGGGACCTGGAGCACTGGGACCAGGCCAACAAGCGGCTCGCCCGGCAGGGCCAGAAGCACCCCGTCATCATCCATCTGATCCTCGCCCGGAACACGGTCGACTCCATGATCCGCGGACGGTTGCGTGACAAGTCGACCGTGCAGCAGGACCTGCTGGCCTTCCTCGAGAGCCCGGTGTGATGGCGAGCGACGGTCAGTACATCATCCAGTACCTCGGCCCCCACGGATGGTGGGTCGGGCACGGGGGCATCGACCTGAGAGATCCGGTCGCCTACGCCAGGGGAGTGAACAAGGCGCGAGCAGCGCGAATCATCGATAAGGAGACAGGCGAGATCCTGGGACTGCCCGGGTGCTCGATCTGTGGGGAGGCCCATACCGGGCCGGACGGAGGGTGCTTGCTGTGACGATGACGAGACTCGAGTATCTCGGGAACCATGGATGGTCGACGGGGATCACCGTCGACCTCCTCCACCCGGAGCGCTTCCCGGAGCGCCTCCGGGCCAAGGGCAAGTTCGGGCGCGCCATCACCGCCGACGGGCGCATCTTCGTCTCCCCCGACGTCCCGGCCGACCCACGCATCCTCCGCCAGACCACAGAGGGCTTCTGGCCTTGGAAGTTGCCGACTCCCGGCGCTGCCTGCCCTGTGTGCGACGTCGAGCACGAGCGCCCGTTCGACGGGAGTTGCCTGCTCTGATGAACGACGCCGTCTACCCGGTCGCCTACGCCGACCGCCCCAACGAGTACCACTGGAAGCAGGACTCCATCACCTGGGAAGCGCTCACCGCGATGGTGACCGGGACCCCGGCCCGACGCAAGGAGTGCGGCAACTACATCCTGGCCACGCTGGACCGTACAGAGAAGGTGCACGCCGGGGCCGACGGGCCCTGCACCGACATCCACCGGGACAACCGATCGGTCTCACGCCGGTCTGCCGTTCTCGCGCTGGACATCGACAACCCGGACGACGGGTTCGACGTCACCGTGGAGATGGTGCTCGCCGGGCACGCCTACCTGCTGCACACGACCTTCTCGTCCACGCCAGCGGAGCCCCGGTACCGGCTGCTCGTCCAGGTGGACCGAGACATGGCCCCGGATGAGTACGTCGCCGCTGCGCAGGCCATGGCAGTCCGGCTGGGGGAGGAGCAGTTCGACTCGGGCTCGTTCCAGGCCGCTCGCTACATGTTCAAGCCGGGAGCGAAGAAGCGCGAGTGGTACGAGTCCTGGGTCGGTGAGGGCGAGCCCGTGGCCGTGGACACGCTGCTGGCAGAGTGGGACCGGGACCTCTCCGAGATGCCGATGCCAACCCCGTCCCGCACCAAGCGGGATCCCTTCAACATCGGGGGCCCCATCGGAGCCTTCAACCGTGTGTACGTCGACCTGGACGACCTGATCGAGGCCTACGCGCTCCCCTACGAGCGTGTGTCTGACGACCGGTACAGTTTGACCGGCAGCAAGGCAGAGGCTGGGATGGGGCCTGTCTCGGGCGCTCCAGGCCTGTTCTACTCGCACCACGCCAACGACCCGGCCTACGGTGTCACGTGCTCAGCCTTCGACCTCGTACGCCTGCACTGGTTCTCTGAACTGGATGAGTCCGCAAAGCCCGGTACGCCGGTGAACCGTCTGCCCTCCCATGAGCAGATGATGGAGACCGCCACCAAGGACAAGCGCGTCATCGAGGAGATCTTCTCCAGCCAGACCGACGACATCAAGAACGACTTCGACGCCATCACCCCGGACGATGCAGATGACGGCGACGACACCGGCCCGTCCTGGAGGTCCAGGCTGACCCTGACGGCCCGGGGCAAGTTCATCGACAACATCCACAACACCGACCTCATCCGCCGCAACGACCCGGTGTTCGCCACGCTGCGGCACAACCTCATGACGGAGGCCGTGGAGGTCGCGGGGGACTGGCTCCCGTGGCGCGCCGTCACCGGCGCGACGCGGCTCTTCACGGACTCCGACCACATCGCCCTGCGTTGGTACCTCGAGCGGACCTACGCCTACGAGCCCAAGGTCGACAAGACCCGCGACATGGTGCTGGCCCACGCCAGCGAGAACCCCATCGTCCCGGTGCTCGCGTACCTGGAGAGCCTGGTGTGGGACGGCAAGCCGAGGATCGCCACGTGCCTCCCCGGGGCCGAGCACAACGACTACAACGCCATGGTCGCGCGCAAGATCCTGACGTCTGCCGTCGCCCGCATGTACCGCCCGGGGATGAAGTGGGACCACACGATGGTCCTGCACGGCGGAGAGGGCCTGGGCAAGTCCCTGTGGATCGACCGCATGGCCACCGTGGGCCCGCCCGGGGAGGACCGCCAGACGTACTCCGCGTCGCTGGGTCCCATCAATAGCAAGGACACCCTGCTCACGGCGCACCGCTCGTGGATCATGACGGCCGACGAGGGCCACTCCCTCCGCAAGGCCGACAACGACGCGCTCAAGGAGTTCCTGACGCGGACGCATGACGTGTTCCGCATGCCGTACACCCGGGACACCAAGGCGTACCCGCGCCGGTTCGTCGTCTGGTCCACGACCAACGACGACACCTTCCTGCAGCGGCAGGAGGGCAACCGTCGGTTCCTGGTGGTCCGGTGCCTGGAGAAGTTCGACATCGACGCCATGACGCCGGACTACGTGGACCAGGTCTGGGCCGAGGCCGTCGTCCTGTTCAAGGCCGGAGAGCGGATGTACCTTCACGAGGAGGAAGCCATGGTCGCCAAGGAAGAGCGGGAGCCGTTCCTGGAGGAGGACGCCCACGCGGGCACCATCTCCGAGTTTCTGGAGACGCTCGTCCCGGAGGACTGGTACGAGCGCTCGGCAGACAGCCGGATGCAGTGGCTCGAGGACCGGTCGCAAGGCTTCGAGCCGGAGGGGACCATGGCCATCGACCGGACCTGCACGCAGCAGATCTGGTACGAGGTTCTCCGTCAGGGTCGTACCCGGGCCAAGGCGCCGCGCACCGAACTGCTCGAGATCGGGAAGAGCCTCCGGGCGCTGGGGTGGGTCCCCAGCGGGACGCAGCGATTCCCAGGCCATGGACCTCAGGTCATCTTCGTCAACGGGCAGGACCTGCTGTGACCACTATCATGCGGATCGTCGAGCGCTTCACGATGACCGTCGACGCGCCTCCCCCGGGCCGCGACGCCTGGTTCCTGGACTACGTCCTGCGGTCGCCGCAGTCTGCCGGTCGCCATCTCACCGCCGGGTGGCTGGCGCTCAACCGGGTGCAGGAGTTGTACCCCGACGTCGCCAGCGCGGAGGAGTGGTTCGGTGGCATGGGTGCGCAGGGTCTGATGGTCCAGGACCTGTTCCCGATCCGTCCCGGGGCCCACTACGTCGGTGAGTTCGACAGGGACGCAGTCCGGCACCTGCACCGCGTGATGCCGGACGGGGTGAACGTCGGCTTCCGCGATGCCTATGTTCCAGCGCCAGCACCCCGGGTCGACCTGCACGTCCTGGACTTCGGAGACCTGACAGCGTGGAAGACCCGAGAGGGCGAGCGCCACCACGACCTGCTGGATCGTGTGTTCGCTGCTCATCCCCGGGCGGTGGTACTGACGGACATCGCGTGCCGGTATCTGCACCTTCACCGAGAGCGCTACGAGACGCTCCTCGGCCCGGGGACCTGCGGGTCGTATGAGGACTACCTCTACGCTCTGGCGGACCGGATCGAGGGCCTCTGGGACTACTCGCTCGCGGACGGATGGATGGACCGCTGGTCAACCGTGATGGTCCTGGTGCCGAAGAGCGAGAACGTGCTCGGCATCTTCCAGCCGACGCCGGACTCGCCGGTGGGCCTAGAGGTCTTCTAAGAAAGTTAGCGATCCGACTAGCGTCCTAGGTCGAGGTACGGTATCGTTGTACTCGTTGGGCCGACCGGGGCCCACGGAACCGAAGGAGCCGAGACGTGAACGCCGACCTCTCCAAGTACGTCGTCCAGGAGGGCCCGTTCGCTGGGGCCCGGGTCGTGCCGCCGACCCAGAAGCACTTCCCAGCGATGTGGGAGTGCATGCTCGGGACCGTCTACGCCTCCAACGGGGTCGAGACCCGCTACTTCGACTATCGCTGGGAGGAGGCACGTGCCTTCTGCGGCGCCGACCTCCCGGGTGCCGACCTCCGGATCGCCAAGTGCAGGTTCGGCTCCGAGACTCGTCGGGTCGGCCAGCGCACGCTCTACGTCCACACGTCCATCCGCGCCACCAAGGAGTCCTGATCATGGCCCACGTCCACGACTACGTCCCGTCCGCCCAGCCTGCCCAGCCGTGCACGCCGTGCAGCACCCTCGTCCGGGAGCAGCGCCTGCCCCGGGCCGAGGCCAAGGCAGCCTATGCGAAGATCAAGGAGGAGGCCGCTGGCGTTCCCGTCCTCTTCTGCCAGGCCTGCACCGTCCGCAAGGCCACGTGCCCCCACGGCCACGACCACTTCTGGACGTGGTGACGGTGCCGCTCGACGTTCGTTTCCCCTGCTGCCCCTGCTGCACGTGGGAGGCGAACGTCGAGCGGCACGAGGAAGGACACAAGTACCCGTGTGCGCTGCACCAGCCGAAGGGCCCGCACCCGCGATCGAGGTAGCACCAGACCCATGGGTCGACTTCGCCGCTAGGCTGGCTCTGCCACCGACAGAAAGTCGAGAGGAACCGCCTCTGTAGAACCCCGGCACGACCCATCACCACCCAACCCACGAAAGGTACGACCATGCAGATCATCGTCAACACCCCGCTGTCCTCCGAGGACCGCGACATCCTGGCCTTCCTGATCGGCGCGCTGGACGCCCCGGCGCCTGTCGCCGAGGAGGACAAGCCGGCACCGGCGAAGAAGGCCGCTGCCCCGAAGCCAGCACCCGAGAAGAAGGCCGAGCCGGAGCCGGAGCCGGAGGCCGAGGACGAGGCCGAGGCCGAGGACGAGGTCACCATGGAGGACGCCACCAAGGCCGCGACCAAGTTGGTCTCGTCCGGGGACGCCGCCAAGGTCAAGGCCGCGCTCACCAAGGTCGGCGCCAAGCGCGTCTCCGAGATCGACGGACCGGCCAACCTGGCCAAGTTCGTCGCCCTGCTCCAGGCCTGAGCCATGGCGCGCATCAAGGTCACGGGGTACCTCGACACGTCCGGGATGGAGCCGTCCATGGTCGACCTCGGCCATGAGACCGGGCTCAGCCCCTCGGGGTACGAGAAGGTGACGTTCGACCTGGACCTCGACGACGTCGAGTTCGTCCTCGAGAACGACGACTGAGCACGACCCTCAAGGAACCGGAGGAGATCGACATGCCCAACGAACACGCGACGTTGTCGCCGTCCGCCGCCGAGCGCTGGCTGGAGTGCCCTGCATCCATCCGGATGGAGAGCCTCGTCCCACCAGAGGTCGAGTCGGAGTACGCCCGGGAGGGGACCATCGCCCACGCGCTGGCCGAACTGAAGGCCTCCCGGGAGTTCGGCTTCATCACGGATGCGCAGTTCGTCGACCGCCGCAGGCGTTGGTACGTCGAGCACCGCGACGTCATCGACCAGGACGAGGTCGAGGTCGAGATGGAGCGGCACACCGACGCCTATGTCGATCTCCTCCGGGACCGCATGAGCCTGTACCCCAACTCGGCCCTCCTGCTCGAGCAGCGGATGGACACGGGAGTCCCCCATTGTTGGGGTACCGGCGATGCGGTGATCTGCTCCCCGGAGCACGTCGAGATCGTCGACTTCAAGTACGGGGCCGGGGTCGCGGTGGAGGCGAAGGGCAACCCTCAACTCCGCCTCTACGCGCTGGGAGCGATGGACACCTTCGGTGACGTGCTCGGGGAGACCAAGGTCATCCGCATCACGGTGCATCAGCCGAGGATGAACCACGTCCTGACCGACGAGATGGACCCGGACGACCTGCGCGGCTGGCGTGAGGACATCATCCCGATCGCCGAGTCCGCGCTGGGCGACGACGCGCCGTTCGGCCCATCCGACACGGCCTGCCGGTGGTGCCCCGCATCGGGCCGGTGCAAGGCCCAACTCGAGGAGGTCTTCTCCGTCCCGTTCGACCAGGACCTTGACACGTTGAGCCCAGACGAGTTCTCGGCCTTCCTCGGCAAGCGGAAGATGGTCCAGGACTGGCTCAACGCCTTCGAGGCGGCAGCGCTGGACCTGGCGTACTCCCAGAGCACCCCGATCCCGGGGTACAAGGTCGTCCTCTCTGGGGGGATTCGCTCTGTGAAGGACCAGGAGCGGGCCCTGGAGGTCCTGCTCGAGGAGGGCTTCGACCGGGACGAGGTCTCAGTGCGCAAGGTCAAGGGGATCGGAGACCTGGAGAAGTTGCTGGGCAAGGAGCGGTTCGCCGAGTTGCTAGAGGATCCGGGCATCGTCCAGAAGTCGGAGGGTCGCCCGTCCCTCGCCCCGGAGGACGACAAGCGTCCGTCCATCTCACCCAACACCGAGGCCGCCAAGGACTTCGCATGACCGACAGGCCGTGGGACCCCGATGCGGTGTGCTTCTACACCGCTGTGTGGTACGCAGCCCGCAAGGCCGAGCAAGCCTTTCTCGACCACCAGAGGGCCGTGGAAGCAGGTACCCCGCCGCACCAGTGGAAGTACCTGGCTGGTGCCCTAGACGATATGGAGGCAGAGGCAGAGCGTATCCCCTACCGGGTGATGCGGGAAGACCTTGCAAGTTTCGCGAACACGTTCGGGCTCTCCCGGACGACCCAACCCAAGAAGGAAGGCACCACCATGAAGGTCAACATCTACGAGACGGTCGAAGTCTCGGACGAAGAGCGGTTCCTGATCGGCGCGTTCTTCGACGGCCCCGACGCCAAGCGGCGCCCGGCCACCAGGGACGAGATGAAGGAGTTCATCTGGACCTACGGCAAGAACTGGGTCAACGGGCTCCACGGCTTCCCGGAGGACCAGCCGATCGAGGAAGACCTCGTCGGTGAGAACACGCTCGAGGGCGAGGCCGTCGCCGACGCTGACGACCTGTCCGACCTGATCTGACCACCCACGCTCACACCCAACCATCGAGAGGAACCGGACCCCATGTACCACGAGCGGCACAACCCGCTGGACGACCCGCTGCCGAAGGCCGCGACTGCCACAGCCTCCGTCAATGAGCAGGGGTCCAACCTCTGCTGGTGCGGCGGTGTCGTCCAGCACCTGGACACGCCGGTCTGCACGGAGAGCGTGCTCCACGACCCCTACGCCACCGGGCGCCCGGAGAAGATCACGAAGTTGTACATCGCCGGCCCGATGACCGGGTACCCGAAGTGCAACTATCCGGCGTTCGACGAGGCCGAGGTCGCTCTCGTGGCGATGGGGTACGAGGTCGTCAACCCGGCATCGTTCGGGTCTGGGGGAGGCCACTACATCGACCTCCTCCGCGACGACCTCCGCGCCATGCTCGACTGTCACGCGGTGGCGACGCTCGAGGGTTGGTGGGAGTCCGGTGGTGCCCGCAACGAGGTCCACGTCGCTGGCCTCCTCAAGATGCCGGTCCGTACCGCCCAGGAGTGGATCATCCGATCCGACGTCTACCGCAACGCCAAGATGGACGCGCTGCGGGCCGCCGCCGGAGTGACCTGCAGCCCGCACAAACCCAACCCCAGAAGGAGGGCCCCCCGTGGCGACCAGTAGCAAGGTGAAGTTCAACTTGGAGACCCTGACGGAGAAGGCGATCGAGGCGATCGAGGCGAAGGTCGCGCTCGCCAAGATCGACTTCGACGCGTTCGAGGATCCGTCCGTTGCCGACGACCGGCTCGCTGCCTGGCGCGCAGCGCAGAAGGAGCGGGTCGAGGACCTGCTGAAGCAGATCAACGACGGGACCGTCTCGGACCGCGACCTCATGGTGTGGAAGGTGCAGCCCGCCCCGGGCGGCGACACGACCAGCGAGCGCACCAGGGCCCTGAACACCCTCCGGGCGCTCCAGTCGCAGCGCGACCAGATCAAGGCGAAGGCCGAGTCCCTCGTCGCAGACGAAGACGGCTCGATCGCGCTGACGAAGACCCAACTCGAGGAGTTCTTCGGCCTCTGAGCAGCAGCCATGGCCCGGCTGCCCCGGTGGGGTAGGCTGAGCCTCGCACGACCCGCAAGACGACACTCCGACAACACGAAAGAAGGCACACAGCATGGCCAGCACCGCATCGGCGACCAAGGTCGTCACCGGCACCGTCCGCCTCTCCTACGTCCACCTGTTCGAGCCCTACGCTCAGGGCGACGACGACGTGGAGAAGTATTCCTGCGTCATCCTCATCCCCAAGTCCGACAAGCGGACCCTGAAGAAGATCGACGACGCGATCGCGGCGGCGACCGAGGCCGGGCGCAACACCAAGTTCGAGGGCAAGGTCCCCAAGATCGTCGTCACCAACCTGCACGACGGTGACGAGGAGGCCGACCTCGAGAAGAACCCCGAGTACGAGGGCCACATGTACATGTCGGTCTCGTCGAAGACCAAGCCCGGGATCGTCGACGCCGACGTCAACCCGATCCTGGACTCGACGGAGATCTACTCCGGGGTGTACGCCCGGGTGTCCATCAACGCCTTCGCGTACAACTACAAGGGGAAGAAGGGCATCTCGTTCGGCCTGAACCACGTACAGAAGGTCAAGGACGGAGACTTCCTCGGTGGGCGCAGCCGCGCTGAGGACGACTTCGAGCCGATCGAGGACGAGGGCGACGACGACAGCGGTCTCATCTGACCTCTGGTCGCCTAGGGCGCACCCGATTAGGGTACGCTTCCACCAGCCACCCCCGCTGGGGACGGACGGACGCAGTCGGACCGGTTCCCCGACACACCCGTCCACCCCAGCGGGGGTGACCTCTTGTAGGAGCCGAAGTTGTTCAAGACCAAACACTGCCGGGATTGCGCAGAGCCGTTCACTCCAAACTCCGGCGCTCAGTTGTACTGCATGGCGTGCCGCACCAAGACGTGTGACGGGTGCGAACGGTCCTTCACGGTTGGGAACCGTGGGGTGGATCGGTTCTGCAGTGCGGAGTGCCGGTGGGCGTACCGAGTCCCTCTCACATGCGCCAACTGCGGGGAGGAGTACCTGGGTAGTCCGTTCGGGCACAGGAACCGAGAAGGTCGTAGGTTCTGCTCAGACAGGTGCAACGTGGTCTTCTCCACCTTCCGCGTCCACGGGATCAGCCCCAGCGTCTACGGAGAGATCCTGGAGGAGCAGGGAGGGGCGTGCAAACTGTGCTCGCGAACCGTTCCCCGACTGGCGATTGATCATGACCACGGTTGCTGCCCGGGACCGTACTCTTGCGGGAAGTGCATCCGGGGGCTCCTCTGCCAGCGGTGCAACATGGCACTCCAACCGGCCGAGACGGACTCAACGTGGCTCGACCGGGCAGCGCTCTACCTGGCGGGGATCCTGTGAAGACCAAGACGCTGTGGGTCGACATCGAGACGCGGTGCTGCGTCGACCTCAAGAAGTATGGAGCATACCGCTACGCAGCGGATCCATCCTTCAAGATCATCATGGCCTCGTGGTCCCTTGAGCCGGACGAGGCAGCCATCCAGACAGCACTGACACAGGACGAGATCTGGGACATCCCCGGGCTGTGGGACCCCAAGGTCCGCAAGGTCGCCCACAACGCCGCGTTCGAGCGCATCTGCTACTCGTCCCGGCTCGGCCCGACAGAGTTCCTCCCTCCGGAGCACTGGCACGACACCCAGGCGGTGGCTGCTGAACTGGGCTATCCGGCGAGCCTTGACAACCTGGCCAAGTCGCTGGGGGCGACCCCCAAGGACAGCGCTGGGACCAGGCTCATCAACCTCTTCTGCAAGCCCAACCGGAAGGGCGAGTGGAACACCTACGAGACACACCCCATGGAGTGGATGTCATTCATCGCCTACTGCGAGCAGGACGTGGGCACCCTGATCGAGGTCGACCTCCTTCTGGAGGAGCAGGGCAACTGGCCAACCGAGACGGAGCGCCAGATCTTCCTGGTGGACCAGCGCATCAACGATCGCGGCATCGCCATCGACGTCGACATGGCCCGGGAGGCCGTCCGCGCTGGCGCCACCAACACCCATCTGCAGAAGCAGCAAGTGACCAAGATCACCGGGGTCGCCAACCCGGGGTCGGTCACGCAACTCGGGGCGTGGTTCGAGGGCCGAGGATTGCCTCTCCCGAACCTTCGCAAGGAGACGGTGGAATCGGCCCTCTTGCGCTCCGACCTGCCGGAGGACGTCCGAGAGGTCCTTGAACTGCGTCAGGAGTTGGCTCTGGCCGCGCCAGCCAAGTTCAGTGCCGCGCTGGAGTCCCAGGTGGAGGGCCGTCTGCGCGGGACGCTCAAGTTCTTCGGGGCCCACACCGGGCGCTGGGCTGGTCGGGGGACGCAGGTCCAGAACCTCCCCCGGGCAGCCTTCGACTCGGACCTGGAGGTCGACCAGGCCATCCTGGATCTCGCGCTGGGGTTCGACGTGCCATCCGAGGATCTCAAGAAGTTGGTCCGGCCGCTCTTCGTTGGCCCGTTCACTGTGGTCGACTACGCAGCGATCGAGGCCCGGGTCATCGCCTGGCTCGCCGGGGAGGAGTGGGCGCTCGAGGCCTTCCGCGCCGGGCGGGACATCTACGTCGAGACCGCCCAGCGGATGGGCGGTCTGACCCGGTCCGAGGGCAAGGTCGCGGTCCTGGCGCTCGGGTACAACGGGGGCCCCAACTCCCTGCGGGCCCTGGGCAACGACGGCGCCATCGCTGCCTGTTCGGATGACGAGTTGTACGAGCGGTTCGTCTATCCGTGGCGTGACGCCAACCCCTCGATCGTCCGGCTCTGGAGCCTGCTGGAGAAGCGCTTCCGGAGCGGCGGTCCCGTGGGCGAGCACCTGGCCTTCGAGAAGGCCAACGGCAACCGTGACCGCCTGCTTCGGCTCCCCTCGGGGCGTGCGATCGCCTACCGGAAGTGCGGGGTCGAACGCGTCAAGGACGAGCGAGGCCGCGAACGTGAGCGTCTCACGTTCTGGTCCCCCGCCGGGTACCGGACCGACACCTACGGTGGGCGCCTGGCCGAGAACGTCACCCAGGCCGTCGCCCGCGACATCATGGCGGAGGCGCTGCTCCGGCTCGACCGTCTTGGGTACCACCCCGTCGCCCACGTCCATGACGAGATCCTGGTGGAGGGCGAGCACGACGTCGAGACCATCTCGCGCATCATGACCGAGGTCCCGTCATGGGCCGACGGCATGCCGATCAACGGCGAGGGATTCAATGCGAAGAGGTACAAGAAGGCATGAGTTCACACGACGATCAGACGCACCGTAGGCTCCGACAAATCAAAGGACGGGCAGCGGACTACGACTGCGTCGAATGCTCGAAACCCGCGTACGAGTGGGCGTATCAGCATTCCGGACAACCGGACGACCTAGACAGTTACGCTCCGATGTGCAGAAGTTGCCACCGGAAACTAGACCACAAGAAGAGCCCAGTACTCCAAGAGGCTTGGAAGAAAGCGAGAGCAGAACTGACTGTGGAGATACAGAGAGCCGGAGGGAGAAACGCTCCCCATCCCGGCAAGAAGTTCACCCACGAAGAGGCCGTCGAGATGGGCCGCAAAGGTGGGCTAGCCAAAGCCGAGAACCGCAAGAACAAGAAGGGATGAACCGAACATGCAGATCACAGTCACGACCTCCAGCGGGGAGACGCACGAGTGGGACGGCGCGCTCGACGCGCTCGACGACTGCGGATCGCTCGTCGTCATCTACCCGCTGGGGGAGGGAGAGTCCGGCGACGGGCTCAAGACTCTGACACTGCGGAGCCAGGTTGACCAGGGGCCCGACCGGGCTCCCCTCGACGTGTCGTCGCTGGCCCGTGTGGCAGCCGTCTACGCTCCGGGCATGTGGGTCTGGACGGAGTACGCATGAACCGCTGGCCGCTGTCCAACCTCGACCCGGACGCCGCGATGGACTTCCTCGGATACGTCGAGGAACGCCACCGGGTGTGGACGGCGCGCCAGGTCGGGGCACCCCAGCCGTGGACGGATGACCCGATCATCGCCAGCCGGAAGTTCACCAACGTGTTCCGCCTGCTCGACCCGGGGTCGCAGTTCGTGATCACGGACCTGTTCGACGAGTACCTCGAAGCCCAGGACTACCTCATGCGGTGCTTCCTGTACCGGCACACCAACCTCCCCCGGGCATGGCGCGCCTTCCGTGCTGAGGCCGGGCGATACCCGCTCATCGAGGACCTCCCCCGGGTGCGCGCCTTCTGGCATGACTACCGGGCCCGGGGCGAGCGCGTCTTCTCCGGTGCCTACATGATATATCCGCAGTCGTCCACCCCGGGTACCGACAAGGTCGACGCCATCCTCGACCTCACGACTCGACTGTTCGTCGACGGCGTGGTCGCCCATGAGTTCGTCAGCGCCGGTTCGTGGGAGGGAGCCTTCCAATCTCTCCGGCGCAACAAGGGCGTCGCGGACTTCATGTCGATGCAGATACTGACGGACTTCGGCTACGGGACTGACTTCCACGAGAACGACTTCGTCGTCCCCGGACCGGGGGCCCGCAAGGGTGCATCGTACCTTGGAGTGAGCGCGGAAACGGCGATCGAGTGGGGGTTCTCGGTCCTCGCGGAGGTCCCGAACCCCCCAGTGATCTTCGGGAAGCACCGCCCGTCTCGCATGGACGTCCAGAACTGCCTCTGCGAGTTCTCCAAGTACGCCCGGTATCAGAGCAAGCCATCGAAGCAGGCGCCGTACACCCCGGCGAACCTCGGGGTACAGTTGGCTCCGAAACAACCCCCGTTCTGGAACATCTAGGAACCGAACAACGAAGGGAACCGCTGTGTACCACAACTACATCTTCGACAGCGTCAACGACGCCCTGCCCGCCCTCCTCATGGACCTCCGGAAGAAGGGCGAGCACATCTCGTCCCGCGCTGGCGGCACCCATGAGTTGATGCACGTCGGCACCACGCTGACCACCCCGCTCTTCCGGGAGATCCTCGTCCCCGGGCGCAAGGCCTCGGTCGCCGCGCAGATCGCGGAGACGGCCTGGATCCTCGCCGGGCGGTCGGACATCGACTGGCTGGTCAACTACTTGCCCCGAGCCAGGGAGTTCTCGGACGACGGCCAGGGCTGGCGCGCCGGGTACGGGCAGCGGCTCCGGGCGTGGCCCCGGCGCGACGGAAGCGGCGACACGATCGACCAGTACCGTTGGGTCGTCGACCACCTGAAGCAGAAGCCCTCGTCCCGGCAGGCCGTCATGTCCATCTGGGACCCGGCGGTGGACACGACCCCGGGCAAGGACATCCCGTGCAACGACTGGCTGTCGTTCTCGTCCCGGCTCGGACGGCTCGACCTCCACGTCGCGGTCCGCTCCAACGACATCATCTGGGGCTGGTCGGGAATCAACCAGTTCGAGTGGTCGACGCTCCTGGAGGTCACCGCTGGCCTCTTGGGCGTCGGGGTCGGCTCTCTGCACTTCTCGACGACCTCGCTGCACCTGTACGACCACCACCTGAACCGGGCCCAGGAGATCGCTGACTCGATGTCCTACGACTTCCGCTTCGGCAAGACGTCGCCCCGGTTCGATCCGGAGGCTCTGGAGTCTCGGGACGTCGATGGTCTCGATGCTCTGCTCGACGCCTGGTTCGCGCTGGAGGCCGGGATCCGGCTCGGTGCTGACTGCGACCGGGCGGTGGACCAGTTCCCCGAGCCCATGCTGCGCTCCTGGCTCCGTGTACTGCAGTGGTGGTGGACCGGCGACCGGGACTACCTCCAGCCCATCGAGGGCACCAACCTGGCGCTGGCCACCGAGGTCGGGGTCCAGCCCCCAGCGCGGGAGAACCCGCTCCCGATCGAGACGTCGGCGCCCACCGCCATCACGGAGGTCATGAGCGACTTCCTGGCCCACGCGATCAACATCCACGACGCCAAGTCGCTGGCCTACGGCAACTCCTGGAAGCGCCGTGGCGAGACCATCGGGATCATGGCGAACATCGCCCGGAAGGTGGACCGGCTCGGCGGTGCGGAGACGGCGGACGAGACGTCCGCGGACACCGCGCTGGACCTGATGGTCTACCTGGCCAAGTACCTCTGCTGGATCTACGAGCAGCGCGGGTCCCTCCCCTCTGGGGCATCCGACAGCACGGACTTCGCCAACAACATCCTCAAGGCCGTCGAGAGCCACGACCTGGACCAGGAGCGCTACCGGGGCAACTACGAACTGGAGACCTACCTGCGCAACTCGTTCGACGATCTGTCCGAGGTCGTCCAGTCGGACTTCGTCGACAGCCCGCTCAACCGCCGGGAGCCTCTGGTCCGGTCCATGCTCCGAGCCTCCTACGTGCTGGCTCGCAGGCTCTACGAGGCGTCATGACACAACTGGACTGGCGCCTGCCGGAGAACCGGAGAGAGGGCTTCCAGCGCTTCTACACCCACAGCCTGTCCCACCTGTCCTTCCCGGGGATGGTGTACTCGATGTTGCCGGCGATCGCGGACGCCTTCCGTCTGGACGAGGATGGCCGCGCCTGGCTCGCCTGGCTGAACGGCAACACCCAGAACGTGGTCACGTCGACCCTCCTGCTGGAGGCCGCGCCGCGACCCCAGGACTGGAAGGATGCCGTCAACTTCTGGAACGAGCACTTCAAGGCGCTGGAGTGGGACACCGACCGGCGCCACCAGAAGTCGAAGTTCGGCGTGGCGACCGAGCAGTGGTTCCTGGACTACGGATACCGGCCAGCGGCGGACTGGGAGAAGGTCGGCGCCCGGGGCTGGGAGCACACCTGGAAGCACGCCAAAGACCAGCCCTACATGGGCCGTCTCTCGGCCTGGTCAATGCTCGAGTTCGCACGGATCCTGCTCGGCGCGGACGTCGTGCCGGACATGGGGACGTGGCTGCTAGACGACGTCTCCGGCTCCCGGTCTCACCGCAACGGACTGGCCGTCATCGCCGGGCACGACGCCTGGTCTTGGCCAGCCGAGGCCCCGTCCATGCTCGGCATCGTCCCGGACCTTGAAGCGCTGGCGGACGACCTGCTGGCAGAGGCCAGGGACCGCAACCCCGACGACCCCATCGTGTCTCATCTGACTATCGAGTCGGCGCTGTGCACGTACAAGTCGCACTACAAGGAGAACCGTCGCTACCCCAACGTCTACGCCGACATGATGTACAACCGGATCCGCAAGGCGGAGGTCCGGTTCGGGCGTCGGCTCGAGTTGATGTGGGACATCCGCCAGCGCACCCTCCCGGACTACCTCCGGCTGGAGGACAACCCGCGCGACCCCGGGCTCGCCCCGGTGAAGCAGAACCACTTCCGGGAGACCGGGGAGTTCATCTTCCTCCACCGCGAGTGGCTGGACACGGAGCCGAGCACGTTCGATCTCGATCTCGAGGCCGGGCGCTTCCCAGTACGGAAGGACCCGTCGTGGGCACTGTGATCTCTGACCCCTACGCGCTCACCCCGTGGGAGGAGCGCAACGGAATCTGGTACAAGCGAGAGGACTACCATCGCAACGCCTACGGCGTGAACGGGGCCAAGTACCGAGCCTGTGGCCACCTGATCGGGAAGGCCGTCGTAGAGCAGGGAGTCGACTGGGTCGTGTCGGCGCAGTCAGTCCACTCGCCGCAGGCCGCCATCGCCGCGACGCTGGCCGAGCAGATGGGCCTCGGGTGCACGATCGTCATCGGGGCGAGCAAACCCGAGACCGCCGTGAAGCACCGCTCGATCGACATCGCGGTCCGGGCCGGTGCCATGCTCGACACGTCCTGCCGAGTGGCCTACAACGGCGTGATCCAGCCGCACGCTCAGAGGCTTGCGGAGGCCCTGGGCGCGTATCAGGTGCCCTACGCCATCAGCCTGCCCGCCGACGCCTCCTCTCGGGATGCTCGGGACTTCCTCGACGTGGGCGGGAGCCAGGCCCGGGGCGTACCGGAGTCGGTAGAGACCCTGGTGCTGACATTCGGCTCTGGCAACACAACAGCCGGGGTGCTCTACGGCCTGTCCAGGTACGCGGAGCATCTCCCGTCTCGGGTCGTCCTCGTGGGGGTCGGGCCGGACCGCACGCAGTACCTCTGGGACCAGTTGGAGAAGGCTGGCGCAGCGGAGATCCGGCACCAGGTTGAGATCGTGCACATGCCGCTCCAGGGATGGTTCGTCGAGTACGCCGACCTGATGCCCGAGACGCTGGACGACATCGTCATGCACCCCCGGTACGAGGGCAAGGTCGTCCGCTTCCTCAACACCGCGCAGCCCGACTGGTGGACCGTCCGGGACGGGTCCGTCGGCTTCTGGATCGTGGGTGGCCCGCTGTGACCGCATCCGTCTACGTCATCGGTGGCGCCGGTACCGGCAAGTCCACCTTCATGGCAGCGCTCCTGGGCCCCCGGGCAGCCGCTCTCGGGCCGCTCGAGGACCTCCACGCCAAGCCCAACACAAAGTCACTGGTGACCCTGCGAGGGCACCGTCTCGGCACGGATGGGATGTACCTGGGGTGCATGCGGGACGAGTACCCGGGCACCGACGGCCTGGACCGGGCGTCGTCCCCCGTGGGCAAGGAGTGGCTAGAGCAGGGAGGGCTCCGGGGCATCGCCTGGTTGGTCGGAGAGGGAGCCACGCTGGCCACCCGACCTTTCATGCACGCGCTGGCGGAACACAGCAGCCTACTGCTCATCCATCTGTTCGCCGACGACTTCGTCAAGGACCTCCGGTTCGTCGAGCGCGGATCGTCTCAGGCGGACTCCTTCGTGACGGCAACCGCGACCCGATCACGCAACCTGGCGCTCGAGATGGCCACGGTCCGGGCCCGGGTCTGGGACGTCGACAGCGCTGACCCGGAGGAGTGGACGCAGGCTCTCGACGTTGCGACGGACCACCTTGGGAAACTCTTTCAAGAAAGCTGGTCCGGGCGCGGCAACGACAGCAAGCGGTCCGAGCAGGACGCCGTCCGTGGGTGGGCGCAGGACCAGGCCCAGCGCCTCTTCTGATCCATCCATGCAGCACCCCCGGGCCGGTACCCCGGGGGTGCTACCCTTGTACCTGACGGAACCGACAGAAGGGAACCCCATGCTCGCCCGAGAGAAGTGGCAGATCAAGACCATCGACGTCCTGGAGAGGGTCTTCGAGGAGCGCAAGCGCCAGATGGCTATGTACGGCACCAACGAGGATCTCGAGGACGGGACAGGACCGTCTCGCGCCTGGCTCCTGCCGTTCACCGACGCGCCAGCGGACGAGGTGGAGAAGGGCTTCCGTCGGAACTACGAGGCGCACGAGGAGATCACCGGGAAGCCGACGTGGATGCACCTGGTCCGCGAGGAGTTGGCGGAGGCCTTCGAGATGGACGGAGACGACCCCGAGTTCGTCACCGAGATCCTGCAGGTCGCTGCGCTCTGCGTCTCTTGGGCGGAGAAGAAGTTGCAGGACCCGGTACGAGGACGGTAATCGTCCGAACGCGGACGGTTACGGGACCGTTGCATAGGGTAACCTTCAGTCCGGGTCCCTCACGTTCTCAAAGATGGGTTGCGTTCAGATGAGATTTGACGATGTCGAGCACGCTGCGGTCATCCTGGGAATCTTCCTCACTCTGCTGGGAATCGCCAAGGCGATCACCGCCTGGCGAGAGCAGCGGGACGAGGCCATCTGCGCGCGGGCCCTGCAGCAAGAGGCTCTGGGTCGGGTTCTGAAGCAGTTCGAGAACAACGGCGGGAGCAGCCTCCTCGACAAGGTAGAGGAAGGGAACCGGAAGACCGAGTCCATCGCGGCGATGCTGGACGACCACGTCAGCACAGCCGAGGACTACTGGGCCACGAACAACCGGGCCCTCGAGGCTCTGAACCGCCGAGTCGATGGGATGTTCGAGCAACTGCTGGCTCGGTCGAACGCCAACTCCCCAAGGAAGACAGCAGACCGCCACGCGTCCCGGACCGCCACTCCAGACGAGGTCTGAGAAACTCGTACAAGAAAGTTAGCGATCGGGGTAGCGTTCCAGGTCTGGGTACGCTATCGTTCTTCTCGTGGGGCCCAACCGGGGGCCCCCGGAACCGGAAGGAACCACCCCATGTCCGACGCAATCGACACCACCGACGGCCAGTCCTCGTTCGTCTCGGCGCACACCGCCGCGTGGCACCTGCTGGGCCAGACGCTCGACCACTCCTTCACCGCTGAAGAGGCGATGACCGAAGGCCTGCTGGGCAACTGGAACGTCCGCAAGGCTCCGCTGTTCGCCGAGGTCGCCGGCAAGCGGCTCGTCGTCCCCGGGATGAACGCCATCGTCCGCGACAACCCGGTCCGCGCCGGGCAGGTCGACCTCCTCTCCACCTACGGGGTGTCGGACGCATACCAGATCGTGCAGAACGAGGAGCACGCAGCCTTCCTGAACGCGCTGGTCGATGAGTCCGGCGCGCACTTCGACACCGCTGGCTCGATCCACGGTGGCCGCCAGGTCTTCATCACGATGAAGTTGCCGGGCCATATCAACATCGGCGGAGTCGACCCGATCGAGAACTACATCGCCGCTGTCAACTCGCACGACGGCTCGATGGCCTTCACCCTCATGGTGACGCCGGTCCGGATCGTCTGCGCGAACACCCTCAACTGCGCGTTCCAGGACAACAGCCACATCATCCGGACGCGCCACACGAGCGGCATCCGGGAGAACCTCGTCGTCAAGGCGCGCAAGGCGCTGGACGTCTCGTTCAAGTACCTGGATGCGTTCCAGGAGGAGGCCGAGCGGCTCATCAACACGGTGATGACCCAGCAGCAGTTCGAGGCCATCATCGAGAAGGAGTTCGGTCCTGCGGACGACGCGCCAGCGGCGACCTACACCCGGGCCATGAACAAGGTCGCGGAGATCCAGGAGTTGTTCGCCGACGCTCAGACGCAGGACGGGATCCGCGACACGGCATGGGCCGGGTTCAACGCCCTGACCGAGTGGGCCGACCACATGTCCCCCAGCCGGGGCGACGACCGCGACGCCAGCCGGGCGATCCGCGCCATCATGGACCCGGGCTTCAAGACCCGGGCGCTCAACCTGATGCTCGCCAACGCCTGACCTGGCACCCTTCGGGGCCCCCGTGGGAGACGATTCCACGGGGGCCCCGAAACTCGTTCAAGAAAGTTAGCGATCGGACTAGCGCCAGCGTCCTCCGGTACGCTAAGATGAAGGTGCTGGGCCCAACCGGGGGCCCCACGGAACCGAAGGAACCGATCATGTCGCAAGCACGCCTCTACCACACCAAGAAGTCCCGCAAGGTCTGGACCTGCTCGTCCTGCCACGAGGAGATCCCCGTGGGCTCGCCGGTCATCTCGTTCGCAGTCGGCTTCCGCGGGTGGGAGCAGAAGCGCTGCAGCAAGCCCGGGTGCTACCCGACCCCGTCGCAGCGCGAGTCCTCCCTGGTCGCTGGCGTCTACAGTGCCCAGGAGAGCGCGGAGCCGAACATCGAGAGCGCCGGGTGCCTGGACGACCTGTACTCCATCCGTGACGAGGTCGCGGACGCCTGCGACGAGGTCGCGGACGAGTACGAGGGCAACGAGATGTACGACATCAACTACGACCTCCAGGAGCGCGCCGAGGCCGTCCGCTCCGCTGGCGACGAACTGCGCAACTGGGAGCCGGACGAGGACGAGCCTCAGGAGGACGAGGACCAGTTCCAGGACGAGAAGTGCGAGGAGTGCGACGGCACCGGGACGACCGAGAACGACGAGGCCTCCTGCACGCACTGCGACGGCACCGGGTACATCGGCGAGCGCGAGGACTACGACGACGAGCACGACACCTGGCTCGAGGCCGCGAAAGAGTCGCTGCGCGAGGCGATCAGCAGCATGGAACTTCCGTAGCCCGAACGGCCCAGAAGAGACCCCCGGCATGGCGCGCCGGGGGTCTCTTCTCCATCTCTCTAGGTACCATTGCACCCCATGTCTCACGCTCCGCGGACCTGCTCCGGATGCGGGGAGGCGCTGGCCCAGCGGCCCGCTGAAGACGTCAAGTCGTTCCAGCGTCGACGGACCTGCGGATCCAGAGAGTGCATCTCAGCCGCCAAGCGGAAGGGCTCGTTCGGAGTCCGAGACGCACCCCCACGAGAGCGGTCCCGGGAGAAGGCCTGGCTCGACCGGCTGGCGATGGTCGAAGAAGCGCGCGGGACGATGGAGTTCGAGAAGTCTGAACTCGTGCGCGCTGCGCGCCGGGCAGCGCCGACGGTACCTGCAAGGGTCCTCGCAGACGTTCTCCGGGAGGTCGAGCCGCTCATCGCAGCGAACGTGAGGTCAGCCGTTCTCGCGGCCTTCGCAGACGCTGCTCGACCGTTCCTCCCGAGTTGGGTCCCTCCGGAGGAACGGATGGGCGAGAAAGTTTCCTAAGAAAGTTAGCGATCGGACTAGCGTCCTGCCCCGGAGTACGCTAACCTGAGGTTGTTGGGCCGGACCGGGCCCACGGAACCGAAGGAACCGAAGATGACCGAGAACACCGCAGCCCTCCGCAGGGTCCGGAAGTCGTTCGAGATGGCGACCGGGCTCCGCACCTACTCGATCTCCTGGATCAACCGGGGCGAGAAGGATCTCTTCGAGGCCGACGCGCCGTGGGCCGAGAGCCACCACGACGCTGTCCTCGAGTGGATGACCGCAGCCGAGGCCGCGTCCGGCAAGAGCCTCGACGTCGACATCCGCAACACCCGGATGACCATCCGGTTCGCCTGACACTCCCCATCCGACGGGGGACGACGGAACCGCATCCCCCGTCGGGTACGCTCAATCCTGAAACCCAAGCAAGCCCCAACCGAGAGGAACCGATCATGAGCACCACCAGCACCCCCGCCCAGATCCTCGACCACCTGATGTCCGGAGCGACAGGAACGTCCCGCGAGATCGCCGACGCGCTTGGCCGGGACCCCAAGAAGGTGTCCAGCGCGCTGTCCCGGATGGCCAAGGCAGGCATCGTGGCCAAGGACGGCAACAACTTCTTCTACGACGGCCCCGAGACGGCCGAGGAGACCGTCTCCGAGCCCGAGCAGGCCGAGCCGGTCGCCGCTGAGGCCCCGGCCGACGAGGCCACGGAGGAGACCGTCTCGGAGCCCGAGCCTGTCTTCACCGGCGTCATCGACTTCCCCGGCAACTACTCGATCGCCTTCGCCCCGGGAGCCGTCCGGATCGCCGAGGCCGCTGGCGTCCGCACCAAGGTCGTGAACGTCCCTGGTCGCCTGAACCGGAAGGTCTACTTCGAGGACGGCGAGATGGCCGATGCGGTCGTCGCCTTCATCAACCAGAACGTCCCTGCCGTCCTCGCCGGGCTCAAGGCGTGGCAGAAGGAGAACATCGAGTCGCGCCGTGGCCTGACCGACATGCAGAAGTACCTGCAGCACCGCGAGTACATCACCATCGAGATGAACCGGCTCGCCGGGTTCATCACCGAGAGCGGGGTCGGGGCATGATCGCCCAGAGCATCCTGACCGTCCTCTCCGGAGTCATCTGCTTCGGCCTCGGGTACCTGACCAGGCTGGACGAGGACTCCGTCGACACGAGCGCCGAGGAGTGGCAGCAGCACGTCGTCTCGGCTCTCTGGGTGTCCCGGCGCCCGACCCCAGGGCAGGTGGAGCGGTGAGCATGGGAGGAAGCGCTGGCCGCTCAGCCAGGAACAAGACCTCGGGGGCCCGGCGCGCGACGCAGCGGGAGCGCGACCTGATCGATCCCCCCGGGCGGTCCGACTGGGAGCGGGCGGAGGAGGCTCGGGAGGTTCACGCCAGCATGGTCGTCGTGACCTACGTCGTCCTCCTCTTCCTGCTCCTGGCTCTGGTCTTCGGCATCGCGGCGGTGTACTCCGCGGTCACCTGACGACCCCAACCACGAGAGAGGCCCACCGGCAGTGCTCCGGTGGGCCTCTCGGCGTTCTACGCGCGATCCGGGGTAAGTACACACCCTCGGCTTCTCAGGCCGGGAGAGGCACGCCTCGGGAGTTTCAAGCAGCCAGCGCGTCGTTCAGGCTGACGGGAGCCGGGTCGTCCGGGGTGGCGTTCTTGACCCCGAGGATCTGCGTCCAGAGACCGAGCACCGCGCCGACCACGGCAAGCCAGACCGGGACCTTCTCGTCGGCGAGGATGCCGTACCCGGAGAGGAGCCCGGCAGCGGCGACGGCGAGCCCGTAGAGAGCGGCCCGGCCAGCGTCGGTTGCCTTGACGATCTGGGTGACGTTCGCTGCGACCCAGAGGACCGACGTGACGAGCGACATCCAGAGCGGGACCTTGTCCTCGCTGACGATGCCGTAGGCCGCGAGGAGCGCGATGGCTGCCCCGGCCAGGACGTAGAGAGCCTGACGTTGTTTCTGGTTCATTCGTGTCTCCTTCTTGTGGCGGACGAGGCTAGCATACCGTCCGGGGGAGAACACGCGACCGCGCCGACCGTCGCGGGCAGTCATCGGAAGTACCTTAGACCTTGTTCCCGTTCCTTGACGATCGGCGCGGCGAGCGGTCAGCGCCTCCGCTAAGACCCCAGAACACGCTCCATCCTCATCAGCCGTGCGGCGGCGTCAGAGGAGCACGTGACCAGTATAGCGCGGGTCAGGCTGGGAGGTCAGTGTAAGACGCGTTGATCTGGTACCACGCCTTCAGGTTGCGGAACCTGGTCGCTGTCCCAGCGGTGTCGTTGTAATACAGAAGGGTGGGTCTCATGGACGTGGAGAACGTCTGGTTGATCGTCGCGGTCAAGTAGGACACACCATCGATCCACAACTGCCAGGTGTCCGTCGCGTCGTTCCAGAGGACTCGGATCTTGGTCCACGTCCCCGACGCCCCGTGCGTGTACCCGGAGGTTGCGCTCCACCCGACTCCATCCTGGAGGAACACCACGACGTTGTCTCCACGGAGGTTCGCGACCCACTTCCCGGTTGTGTCGCTCACCAGCCACCCGATGCAGATGTGGTCGTTGTTCGTCGAGAAGTTGGTTGGTATCTCGACCTCACACTCCATGAGGTACGCGCAAGGCGATGTGGGAGTCGTCGTTGCATGCAGGGCTCGCATCTGAGCGCTGGCCCCGGCGAGGGATGCCTTCACGTAGGTGTCTACCGACCAATCCCCGGCGGATCCAGGGGACAGGTTGGTCAGGCTAGTCAGCGGGTCGTCGACGTACTGGACCCAACCGTTTCCGGGCCCTCCTCGGGTAGGGATGTCGATCTTCTTGTCAGCGTTCGTCACCCACTGGCTGACCTGCGACCCGGGCATGAACCGGGCCCCTGGGAAAGACATCAGGCAGCCCGGTTGACGTACCCGGACAGGACGATCACGTTCGTCGTGGCAGCGAACGCTCTGATCTCCAGGCCAGCGCTGCCAGACCCCCGGTACGTTAGCCCTGGGATCACCAAGGTGAGCCCAGACTTCGACGGGATCGACTGCTTGATGTGGTCGTCCGGGGACGTGGCCCCGCCCATCTCCATCGTCAACTCCACGGTCCCGGTGTGGCTGTTGTAGGCGTAGATCCATACCTCGTCTTCCACAGCCGCTGAGACCCCGGTCGTGTGGATCAGCGTCCCTGCGGTGGCAGTGGCGACCACCTTGATCCCCCGGCCCTGCGTGCTAGCCGACAGCAGTTCTCTCGTGTACGTCGCCATCAGTCTCCTATCCGAACATCCGTGCGGCGATCACTTCGCTGCTTGAGTCTGGCCCAGTTGATTCGGGAAGAGCATAGCGGACGACGACGACGCCAGACCCGCCAGCGCCACCGGTGCACGGAATCACCCCGCCACCGCCACCGCCACCACCGCCAGTGTTCGCAGCGCCAGCGGTTCCAGCGTTCACCCCTACCGGGGCTCCCGCTCCTCCACCGCCCAGGCCTCCGGTTCCTCCGGATCCTCCACCAGCATCGACGCCACCGCCCCCGCCACCACCGTAATTGGCTCCCCAGACTGCGATCCCGGACCCACCATTGCCAGCGTTCGTCGCTGCGTTGGCACCGGCAGCCCCAGCGCCACCGCCACCACCGCTAGTGGAAGTCGATGCGGTTCCGCCACTGTACCCGGGAGACGAGCCGGAGCCAGCAGCCCCACCATTTCGAGCACCACCGCCACCGCTTCCGCCGGACGAGCCGGATCCGCCATCCTTCGCGGCTCCGGCTCCGCCGCCGAGCCCACCGCGACCCCCTCCTCCAGAGGTAGTCCCAGCGAAGGACGAGTCGCCGCCAGCCGTGGCGGCGACTCCACCAGTGTACGATCCCCCAACGCCTCCAGCACCGACGACAATGCTGTAGGAGGTCGGGGTCAGCGTCGGGGTGATCGTCTTGACAGCACCGCCACCGCCTCCGCCACCGTTGCCGCCACCGCCACCGCCACCGCCGACGATCAACCCGTCTGCGAGGCCTCCTGCGGTGACTGTGAGGGTCCCGCTGGACGTGAAGACATGGTACCTGTACCCGGCGAGGTCGTATGTGGAGTTCCCTCCGGTAGCCTCGACCCCGCTGGAGACCGTCCCTCCAGAAACAGTGGCCCACTCTACGTCCTGGTCCGAGTCGGACGCCTTCGCCAACACCTGCCCGGTGGTCCCGCCTGCCGGGAGCGCAACAGGAGGGTCGATGAACGTGACGTCACCATCCGTTGCGGACGCCTTTGCCAGCACCTGCCCGGTCGACCCGCCAGCAGGGACCCCGGATCCGTCCGCGCCAGCGGGTCCAACGATGGATGTTCCGGACCCCCAGGCGCCAGCAGTCTTGGGGCCATAGATCGTTTTCGGGTCGTTGGTGTCGATGTAGAAGTCGCCGTCGGCTCCGGTACCGGCGGAGGGGGTCCCAGCGCCGTTCAGGAGGGTACGTCCGTCAATGCCGTCGATCCCTGGGGTTCCGATCCCGCCGGACTGGAGCAGAGACCCTGCGTCCCACACCTTCAGGTTCCGGAACTCAGAAACGGAGTTGTACCCTCCGAGGGTGAACCACTGGTTCTCGTACCCGTTGGCGGTGGAGTTCAGGTTCGTGAAGTTCCCGGCGAGCACACCGTTGACGTACACCGTGGCAGCGTCTCCGACGAACACAACCCGGCAGGTCTTCCAGACGCCGTACCCGGCAGCCATCCCAGCGATCGTCGTGCTGCCCCGGGCCGTGACGTCCTTCTGGTCCGCTCCCACCTGCCACGTCGCGCCGGAGTCGTTTGTCTGGAGCAGGTGCACGACGGGGAACGACGTTCCACCAGCGGAGATCTCCGCCACGCCAACAGACGCCCTCTGGTAGGACCCGGACCCGGACACCACGCGGACGTCGACCTCGACGATGCAGACCGCTGTGGCGAGACGTGTGTTGAACCGGAGCACCCTCTGAGCGCTGGCGCCAGCGGTGGACAACTGGAGGACACCCCCAGCGATCGCCCACGTCCCGGACTCTACGGTCCATCCTGTCAGCGTAGATAGGGGGAGGTCCACGACCGGGGTCAGGACTCCCCCTCCACCGCCTCCGCCAGCGCCAGGCTTCCAGAGGGACGACGCCTCGTCCCACACCGGCACATCTCCGTCCGCCAGACCGGTGAGATCCACGTCGGCTAGGTCGTCCAGGATCAGGGCGTCGTCGACCCAGTTCGTCCCGTCGAACCGGAGCACGTCCCCGGCGCCAGCGGTCACTGTGTTGACATCCGCCAGGTCCCGGAGCCGGGTCGCGGCGATCAGAGCAGCAGGTGTGATCGGGACGGCGGAAGCGGAGCCAGAGACGGACTGTGCGCCCATCTTGTTCAGCATGCGCTGCAGTGCCACCGCCATGGCGTCGAACCGGGACCCGACCGCCAACTCGAGGTCGACGTTGTTATTCGCGTCTACCTTGATCGTCGCGGCCTTGACCTGAACCTGGGACGCGTCCCCGTCCCCCTCTTCCGCCTCAATCGTGATCCAGTCGGCGACGTCGTAGTCTACGAAGATCCGTCGGCCAGCGCGGTCCGGGACGACCTTGACCTCGCGCTGGACCTTCTGCTCGGCCAGGAGGGCCAGAGATGCCATCGCGACCTGGTCCCGGGCGGTCGTGTCTCCCGCCTGCCCGGCCTCCAGCCACTTGGAGCGCTTCCTCCACTTGGATATCGACGTGGCGTCTGCAGCGGTGGAGACGCCCTGGTCAGGACCGTAGACGTACAGGTTGTTGGAGATCTCACGACGAGACTTCTTCTTGCCATGATCGACCTGCTCGCCCCCCAGCGCGAACACCATCGTGTCCTCGCGGTGGTTACCCTGCGTCTGCTCGATCCACAACTGGAACCCGGGGAGCATCTTCCACGCCGCGCCGGTCTGCTCGCACCAGGCGTTGAGGACGTCCAGGAGCGTCGCCCCAGCGGACGCGATCAGCGTCTGGTCCGTGGCCCAGGGCTCTCCCCGACTGTCTACGGTCGCGGTGAAGGAGGTGGTGACCCAATCAAGTTCGCCCCGGGCCTGGGCCTCGGTGAGCAGGGTCAGGAACCCGCCCATCGCTGCCCCACCGAAGGCTCGCTCCGTGGACGTGAACGACGGGTAGCCCTCCGGCAGTACGACCGACCACTCCAGGCACGATCCGATCCCTCGTCCGCTGATCACGCAAGTCCGGACGCCGTCCTTGACGACGTCTTCCTGGACATCCTCCGCGAAGAAGGCGAACCGGGGGATCCCGTCATCTAGGACCTGCCAGACAGCCTGCTGGTCTCTGATGGGGACCGTCTGCCCCAGCGGGAGCGCGGCACTCCACAGTGGGTCGCCCATGTCAAGACTGATGGACCCACCCCCAACCCCGGACTGTTCCTTCTGGAACGTCAACTCGGCGAACCGGGATACCTCAGCGATGACCGTCGCGTAGTCCGTCTCGGACAACACCTTGCAGTACCAGCCGATGTTCTCCAACGGCAGCGGATCGAGGACTTCGATGAACTTCGTGTTCGAGTACAGCAGCGTGCTCACGGCTTCACCGTCCGGACGCGAACCTTGTGCCCCGGCGGGAAGGCCCCATTCGGGATGACCACGTCAATCTCGACGTGCTCCGGATCGATGTTCGCCACGTATGGCTCGATCACCTGACCGGCGGTACCGTACTCGGCGGACGGCGCTATCAGCGCCCACCGCAGCACTGACAGCGCTACCCATGCGCCGTCGATCTCGATCTCCACCTGCCCGGTGTACGTGACCTGCGTGGCACCCATTCCACCGCCGAACAGTGTGAATCCATCTCCGGGCCTGCCACTGGTCTGGTAAATCGCCCACAGGTACGGCTCAGGCTGCGTCGTGTCCACGTTCCCCACGTACACAGACTCGGTCGCGTTCTCCCGGACCACGAGCGGAGCACCGACGTTCGCGTACACCGACTCGACGCCATCTTGCGGCAGGAACAGCGGGCCCACGTTCACGTACACCGACTCGGTCGCGTTCCCCGCGTTCGTGTACGTCCGGAACGCCACGGTCCCAGTCCACATGCCGTACGACCCGGATCGGCCACCGCGCGCACGGATGTACACGTCGGTCTTGTCGGCGAACGGCCCCAGCGAGAACGTCGCCACCGACGCGACAGACACATTCGTCAACGTCTGCGTGGTCACGTTCGTGGTGAACGTCGAGTCGGTAGCAGTCTGCACCTGCACGTCCACCACGTTGCCGTCGTCACTGTTCGGATCGACACTTGCCTGCGGAGTCAGGATCGGCGTCACCATCCCCGGCGTCGGCGAAACGATGATCACACTGTACACACGTAGGTGGCTTCGCCGCCAGATCAGGCGCTTCGTCGCGTCGTCCACCCGGATCGGTCGGGCAGTGCGTGGTTGCACCATCTGCACGTGCGGCGAGGCAGCGACAGGGAGACGGACTCCTTGCCGCCGCGCCCGCAGCCCGTAGCCAGCCATCAGGCGAGGTACACCAACTGCGCGTTCGCGTTCACCCCGACTGCCGCGGTGCAGCGCACCCCGAGCCAGCCAGACGCGCCCACGACCGGCTGCTCATCACCGATGAACGGCACCACGAACAGGCCGCCAGCGGGCGTCACCCGCCACGCCCTAAGCACCGTCGGCCCAGACGGCTCCGCGGAGTGGTTCTTCAGCGCCGTCGGCAACGACGCTGGGGCAGCCGGGTCCAGCGGCAGCGGAGTCACCGCCGTGCCAGTGCCAGCCGAGGTCTGCCGGACCAACTCCACAAGCACCGGAGCATCCGAGGCGGTCACCCCGTCGAAGCCGACGACCACCTCACACACTCTGGCGCGGATCGTGGACGGAGTGGCGATCTGGAGCACCGTCTTCGGTGTCGCCGCGGTCAGCGCCACCCCATCGGCCACAGCCACGTACTTGTCAGACATCTTGTCTTCCTCTCTCTGCTACGACCAACTACCTACGGTGGCCTTCAACCGGCAACGCTGCGCTCCGAGCACAGCGTTCGTGGGAGTCGTCCTGCGGTACGTGTACACCGCACTGATCGACCCGGGCGACAGCGACGTGATCGTCTTTGTGGACGAGAAGTTCAGCCCGTCCGTGGACAGCATGTACTGCGGCGGGAACGACGGTGAGAAATCCGTCAGCGCATCAGTCGCAATCACAATTCCGTTCGCCGTCAATGTCGAGGACAGGTTCTTCACCCGGAACGTGCGATCTGCTGTGGACCCCCGTGGCGTGTTGCCCCAGTCGAAGTGCGCGCCGTCGACCCGCTGGTCCAACGTCGGGTGCCAGATCGCCACAGCCTCCGGCGTCGCCCCCACTGACGGACGCCCGTACAGGACAAGGTTCCGCAGTTCGGACCAGTTGTTGCCCAGATACCCGTCGGTCATCCACTTGATGCCCTTGCAGTTCATCAGCGTCACGCCAGTGACCGCGTCACGGTAGGCGAGCAACGACCCCACCGCGTACGAGTTCCCCTCACCGATGGCCGGAGTGACGATCTGGGTCCACGTCCCATCCATGCCACTCGTCGTATTCGTGGACCACCACAGCGTGTTGTTCCCGTCATTGCCCTTCAGCCCGAAGGACACCCCGAAGATGTCCCGCGGCGTCGGGAAGAGCAGCGCCATGCAGTACCCGGCGCCGTACCCGCCCGCACTCAGACTAGAGGTTCCCTCACTCTCGTCGTTGCAGGCGTTCAGGTCCGCTTCCGTCAGCGACACCCGGGTCATGTTGTCGGTGCGCCACCCCACCGCGACGGTGCCATCCCTGCCGTACTCGATCCGGTTGGACGGCGGATCCGCGTAACTACCTGCCATGCTCTCCTCCTACCAGAACGCCGGTCGGTACTTCACCGCACACGTCCCCGACCCAGCATCAGCGGTCAGGGTCAGACTGTTCGCCCCCTTCGCCAGCGGCATCCAGTGGCGTGCTCCGGAGTGCGTCATCGCGCCGATCAAGTTCGCGTTGTCGCTCTGCCGGACGGCTGTGTACCAGTCGCAGTCCAAGGTTACCTTATCGCCTCCGGAGACAGACGTTCCGGCCTTGACCCAGACGTCCGGATTCGGCGTCGTGTTCGTCACCATCGGGTTCGTCAGAGCGCCATTGAACTCGAGGACGACCCGGTGCGTCATGGCGTCCCCGCCGGGGGTGACGACCTGGGTCACGTTCTTCGCCAGCGTGGCTGTCTGCTCGGAGCCGTAGAAGAAGGGGTCGGCCAGCAGGAGGTCAACCACCAGATTGCTCATGTTCGGACCGTTCATGTCCGGCTCCATGCCGCCAGCGATCTCGACCATCGCGGTGGCGGAGCGAACGACATCGCCGGTGTCGAGCCAACGCTTGGTCAGCGCCACCTGGCGGGCCTCGTCCCTCCAGAAGAGGGCCCGGAGCGCGCGCAGGTTCTCCGTGTACTGGGCCCTCTCAGACCGTGAGACCGGAGGGTTCCCGTTGTCGTCGGATCCCTGAACCCACATGACGAGCGGGAGGGTGCGCTGCCCGGGAACCTTCGGGCGCCACTCGGTTCCTCGCCGGAACGCGGTCTGGCGGTTCTCTCCCCGGAAGGTCGGCACCCCGTTGCGGCCCCCACCAAGGGTGCGGATGTTCCAGGCCAGCGTCTGCAGGGAGACACCGTCGACGTCCCAGTACGTCGTGGTCGTGTTCGACATGATGCCTCCGTCAGATTCCGATGTATGCGATCTTCTGCACAGACTGCGTGAGCGACTCCGAGGCGGGCTCCGGCGTGGGGTTGTAGACGTTCAACTCTACGTTCACGTCCCTCTCGCTGCGGGGAGCCGGAACGGCTGCCTGGGGAACCGGAGCCGGGCTGGGTAGTGCCAGATTCTTGGTGAAGTCGTTCCCGCCGCGAGGGGCGTTGGCGAGAGACGGGACCGAGACGACAGCCTCGACCGCCTGCTGCATCGGAGCCTGCATCTGAAGCACTCCGTCAACCACCATCTCCACGATCTTCTTGCCGGCGTAGCCCTGGTTGAGGACCATCAGCGGGCCCTCCTTCACGGGCGACCCGGGGAGGAACCTCGCGACCGCTCCTGTCACGGACTTGATGGCGCCCGTGACCTTCCCGATCATCGCGGTGATCCCGTTGATCAGGCCCTGGATGATCTGCTTGCCGGCGTTGAAGAGCCAGGTCCCCGCTCCGGAGAAGAACGACACGACCCGGTCCTTGAGTCCGCGGACGATGGCCACCGCCGCGTCCACGGCGGTCTTCACCGCAGCCTTGATGGCGTTCCAGGCGGCAGACGTGACAGCCTTGAGGGCGTTCCAGGCCCCAGAAACGGCCGAGGAGATTGCGCTCAGCGCACCCCTCACGATACCACTGATCGCGCTCCAGACGGCCTGGATGACGGCCCTGACGGCGTTCCAGACGGCGCTGGTCACCGCCTTGATGACGTTGAAGTACGCAGTGACGACCGCAGAGATGGCCGACAGCGTTGTGGAGATGATGGACTTGATGAAGTTCCAGACGGCGGAGACCACCGTCGTCAGCCCGTTCCAGAAGGCTCCCCACACGGCCTGGAGCGCGCCGATGTAGAGCAGGAAGACTCCCTTGATGACCGTCCAGGCCAGCGTGATGACGGACTTGACAAGTTCCCACGCAGCCGTGACGATGCCACCGAACAGGCTCCAGAACCCATCCCAGACGGCCTTGATCGCGCCCACCACGGCGGTGAAGATCGCCCGGTAGACGTTGAAGTACGCCTGGATGATCGACCCCACGAACGACAGCGCGGCGCTCACCGCGGACTTGATCGCCTCCCAGGCTGCAGAGAATGCCCCGCTGATGGCCGCCCAGGCGGACGAGAAGATCTCCTTGATGGCACTCCAGGCCGAGGAGAACCACTCCCCGAGAGACGCCATCCCGCTCTTGATCCCATCCCAGACCCCGGAGAAGAACGCGGGCAGACCCTTGAACCAGTCCACGACTGCCATGACCGCAGCCTTGACGGCCTCCCACGCACCCTTGACGATGTCCCGGAAGGTCTCGCTCTTCTTCCATAGGAGGACGATGATCGCGATGACGACTGCGATGGCCGCGATGATCAGGGCCACCGGGCCCAGCGCTGCGATCCAGGTCGAGATGAAGGCCAGTCGGGTCCCAGCGAGCGCCAGTTGGACGGCCTTCTGGATCTGGATGAACTTGATGATCATCGCCAGGACGAGGAGTCCGGCGGACGCGATCACCGCGAATGCCACGGCCAACTTCTGGATCGGTCCGGGCAGGTTCAGGAAGGTGTTCAGGGCCCCGGTGAAGGCGTCCACGATCTTCCGGATGAACGGGACCAGAACCGTACCGAGCACGATGCCGAGCGTCTCGGCCGAGCCCTTCAACTGCTCGATGGACCCGGCCAGGTTGTCCATCTTCTTGGCAGCAACCTCCTCGGCGCTGACCTCCCCAATGGCCGCACCCAGATCCTTGAAGCCCTTCTCCCCGACCCCAGCCAGCGCGATGGCGCCGGTCATGGCCCGGGCCCCGAAGATGGTGGCGAGCGCTGACGACTTCTGCTCGTCCGACAGCCCGTTCAGTGACTCCGCCAGGACGCCAGAGATCTCGGCCAGCGACCGGGTGTTCCCCTGGGCGTCGAAGAAACGGTTGCTGCCGTCCTCCGTGATGATGCCGAGCCGCTCCATCTCGTTGGCTGCGGCGTTCGATGCCGGGTTCAGGTTCTGGAGCATCCCCCGGAGTGTCGTGCCGGCCATCGAGCCGGTGATGCCCGCGTTGGCCAGCGCGGTGATGCCAGTGGTCGTGTCCTCGATGCTCACGCCCGTCGCGGCTGCCATCGGAGCCACGTACTTGAACGCCTCTCCGATGCCCTGGACGTCCGTCGCGGACAGGTTCGCCGCCCCGGCCAGCAGGTCCGAGACGTGGGCCATGTCCTTGGCCTGGATCGAGAAGTTGTTCATGGCGGACGCCGCGATGGCAGCCGCGTTCGGCATGTCGATCGAGCCTGCCGCTGCCAGCGCGACCGTGGCGTCCGCCGCACCGTTGAGGACGTCTCCAGTGGTGAGACCGGCCTTGACCAACTCCTCCATCGCCTGGGCGGACTCCCCCGCGCTGAACGCGGTGTCCTTGCCAAGTTGGAGAGCCTTCTGGCTCAGCAGGTCGAGTTCCTTGCCAGACGCCCCGGAAGCGGCAGCCACGTTCGACATGCTCTGCTCGAAGTCGGTGGCGGTCTTGACAGCGAACCCGAGCCCGGCCGCGATGACGCCGCCAGCGATGGCGGAATACTTCCCGGCCTTCTTGAGGTTCTCAGTGGACCTGTCGGCGGAGTCTCCGGTGGCCTTGAGATCATCCCGGGCCTGCTTGGCCCCGTCACCCTTGTACTCGAGTTCGATGATGCCCTTGGCCGTACCCAGATTGTAGTCAGCCATGGCGCTGGATCACCGTCTCCTTCGTGGGTGTTAGAGGCTTACCGGGCCGGACGATCCGGAAGAAGTCTCGGCTGATGCGAGAGGGTCCTTGAACCGGCGCGGCTGGTCCGGGTCGGACAGCCAGCGGTCGAGAACCATCTGCTGCTTCTGCTGGGCCTTGGCCTTGGTCTTGGCCCCGTCGGCTGCCTCCCGCAGTTCATACTCGAGGTGGCTCCCGAACAGGAAGACGGCCCGGTCGAAGCACCACGCCTCGACGTCGTCCCGCAGCCCGTAGATCTCACTCGGCCTCGTCCGGTACGCCTTTGAGAGTTTCCACGCCTCCCAGAGATTCGTCGAGTCCTGCACGAAACGTCTCCAGGTCGCGGGTCCCACCCACGACGTAGTTGAAGATGAACATCTTGTCCTCGATGCCCACCATGTCGGCGTAGACCTGCCCGGGCTGGCGTCGGGTCTCGTCGTCTGGGGTCAGGTGGATCTCCGGCTTGACGACGCAGAACACCAAGACCTTGTCGACGGCGCGCATGATGTCCGCCAGGGCCTCCTCGTCCCCGAGCAGCGTCTGCACGTTGATCTTGGGGGACTTGCCCTTGGCGGTCTTCTTGAGGTGCTTCTGGTCCACGATCGCGCTGAGCGTGTCGAGGTTCTTGAGCACCCCGGCCTTGAGGAGTCCCTCGAGGCCGGGACGGCGGACCAGGCAGATCTGACCGGACGGGACTGTCAGGTCCTCGAGGCCACCCGAGCCGGACGAGAGCCAGGTGTTCGGGGCGTACTTCGAGTCCGGGGGTTCCGGCGCGCTGACCTGCTGGGCGGTGGGCATCTTCGTGGTCTTGCGGGGTGTGGACGGCATCCTGGTGCTCCTAGTGTCCGTGTACCGATGGGTTGGGTGGATCAGACGATCGCGGTGGCGGTCTCGTTCTGGACGAACATGTAGAGGGTGTCCTCTTCGCCCGTCTTGTTGGATCCGAGTGCGACGCCAGACCCCGACGTGAGGAAGAACTCGCCATCGGCGAACTCGCCCTCGATGTTGCCGGTCACGCGGCAGCGGGGGAGGATGCAGTGCACGTCGCCGCCTGAGTCCGAGATGACCTGGCCCTCCACCTTGAAGAACGGACGGGCGTCCGTGGTCTTCTTGGTGAAGGTCTTCTTCTGGTTGGGGGTGGTGCCGGTCTCCGCGA